TCAGTATTCGACCCAGAGAAATCCAATCAGACAAGAAGTACTGAATGGATTACTGATAAGAGAACAAGAGATACTCAAATTGCTCCAATTGAACCTGTATTTCCGCAGGTCAATGAACTGATGCATCATATTGTAAAACAAGTCATCAATCCTTTTTACCAGTTTGAGGTTGATAGTTCAGAGGTTCCACAACTTCTTTGTTATGATGTAGGAGGACACTACCAAACTCATATTGACGGTGAGGGTGTATGGACTGCACCAGACCAAACACAAATGTGGAGAAAGACAGTAGATCGTGATTTATCAATGGTCTTATATCTCAATAATGATTTTGAAGGTGGGGATTTTGTATTCCCAGATCTTCATATTCGTATTCGTCCTGAACCTGGTCTTTTGGTATGCTTCCCTTCCAACAGGTATTATAGACATGGAGTAGAACCAGTCACCAAAGGAAACAGATATTCAATGGTAACTTGGATGACAGTCAAAGGATTTGAGAGTATGGAAACACAATCCAATAATCTCAAAGCAAAGTATGGAGTCTGCTGATAAATATTCAGTAATTATAACAAATAAAATGTATATCAAACACTATTGGGTTTCTTATCCTGAAATGGATCGTTTTTTAATTGAAAGTAATGAGGTTCCAAAAACACATCCAAATATTAAAGGACTTAATGTAAAATTTTGGTTAACTGATGATAACGGTGTTGATTATTGTCTTTCAGTATGTGATGATGATGCACTTCTTCCTGGTGGAAATGGAGTTACGCAACTTACAGAAGAAGAATGGAATGATATTGTAATAGATTATAATAGTAAACAACCGCAAAATACGAACACAATATTACCGAATGGGGTAAATTTGAGTACATTAACTGAGGAAGAAATATTATCTACTAATAATTAAATATTTTTCTTGCATTATTGAGAAATTTTTGATAAAATACTTGTATGTGAGCAAATCTTATGGCAAATAATTTTGTAAAACTTGCTTTGGAAAATGGTGGAAGTATTCATCCTCTTATTATTCCATCTTCAGATTTAAAAGGACCAGGAATTACAAATCCTTCCATTTACAACGATAATGGAAAGATTTTAGTTAATTTAAGAAACATTAACTATACTTTATATCACTCTGAAAAGAAAAAATATGAACATCACTGGGGACCTTTAGTTTATATTCACCCAGAAAATGATCTTCGTCTTCGCACAAAAAATATAATGTGCGAAATGGATGATACCATGAGCATGAAGTGGCATCATCATATTGATACATCTCAATTTCCAGATCAAGAACTTTGGGAATTTGTTGGATTAGAAGATGCTCGTATTGTTAGATGGGACGGTAAACTTTATATGTGTGGTGTAAGAAGAGATACCACACATAATGGGCAAGGTAGAATGGAGTTATCTGAAATTGAGATAACTGATGGTGGTGTTAAAGAATTGAAGCAATGTCGTATTCCCGTTCCTGGAGTTGATAAAGGTGATGAAACATCTTATTGTGAAAAGAACTGGATGCCTATTTTAGATCTTCCATTTCACTTTGTTAAATGGACTAATGGAACAGAAGTTGTTAGATATGATATTAAATCTAATACTACCGAAAGAGTTGTAGTTAAAGATTGGCAAGATTTGGGTTGTATAGATCTTCGTGGTGGATCTCAAGTTCTTAAACTTGGAGAATATAGGTTTTGTTTAAATCATGAAACTTTTCTTTTCCAAAGTCCTGCTGGTAGAAAAGATGGTACTTATCGACACAGATTTGTTGTTTGGGATAATGATTGGAATATTGTCAAAGTTTCTGAAAGATTTTCTTTCTTAAATGGAGAGATAGAATTTGCTGTTGGTATTTGTGAATATGGTGATGATTATTTGATTACCTTTGGTTTTCAAGATAATGCTGCATATTTATTGAGAGTTTCTAAATCTTTCACTCAAGATTATATTTTTAACTCATGAAAATAGCAATTTGCTTATCTGGAGCTATTAGGTATCCTCATATTGGTTTAAAAAGTATAGAAAATATTTTTCCAAATGATGAGGTAAAAATCTTTATTCATACTTGGAAAATATCTAATAAGGAAGAGTTTTTAAAAACTGTTTTTGGATTAGAATTTAAAGAGTATGATAACATGATTGAAACTCAATTTAATTTTTTAGACAAATATAATTATGAAAAACTTTTAATTGAAGATTATGAATCTAAAAAATGTAAGTTTCAAGAAATTTACAATTCATTAAATTTACTTTCATTTGAAAGTTCTGAAGAGGGCATAACACCTAGGTATGATGTAGGTCCAATTAGTATGCATTATTCAATTAACATGGCAAACAACTTAAAATCCATGTATGAAAAAGAAAATAACATGACTTTTGATGTTGTTATTAGAATGAGATTTGATAGTGATTTTGAAAATAAAAAACTTAATGTTGATGAATATCCAAATACTTTAAATATACCAAAAGGTGAAGATTGGTGTGGAGGAATTAATGATCAATTTGCTTTTGGACCTTCTTCGGTAATGAATGATTATTCTAATTTTTATAAAAATATAACCGAAATTGAAGGCGTTCCGTATCATCCAGAAACAATGCTTTTAAAATATCTTGATATGAAAAAAATCAATATAAACCGATGTGATTTTAGAGTCAGAATTAATAACAATATTGATTTCCGTAGGATTTGGTATCCTAATTTATATCAGTAAAGTAAATAATTTTTTTATTTGGAATAATTACATATAAAATTGAAAATCATTTAGTAAAAGATATTAGTATTAATAAAAAATGAAAATATTATTTGTATATAACTTTAGTAATCCAGAGTATCTTGCAGATTGTGTTTATCATGGATTGATTGATAGTGGATTGGAAGTTTATGAAACTTCTCATCCAAATTATATGATGGCATCATATCCTAACCCGCAAGAATTATATGGAAATGGATTTACCATATTTGCTAGATTGTCTCATCAACCTAGATTAGAAACTTCTGAAGAAATAATTGACAAAATCAAATCTAAATTTTATGATTTAATTATTTACGGATGCATTTATACTCATCATTGGTATCACGATAGACAGTGTTTAGATTATTTGGAATATGTTAAAGAATATTATCCAAAAAATAAAGTTTATTTTTTGGATGGATCTGATGATGTTAAAAATTTTGGACATGATTATGGATTAAATGAATATGGGGTAATATGGAAAAGAGAATTAACTGATTTATATTTTGGAAATCCAATATCATATGCAATTCCCGAAGCACAGATTGACTCTTTTGGGAAAATAAAAAAAGAATATATTTTTTCTCCAAATATAAAAAGACCTATTCGTAATGGGGGGTGTAATCCACAATCTTATACTTTTACTGATGAAAAATTATATTATAAAGAATTTGCTAAATCTTATTATGGATATACCTGTAGAAAAATGGGATGGGATTGTATGAGGCATTATGAAATTTTATCTAATAGATGCATACCTGCTTTTGAAAAATTAGAAGAATGCCCTCCTCACATCATGACAAATTTTCCAAAATCTATTATATTGGAAATGAATAAATACTCTCTATATGAAAAAATACATTTATATTATGATCAATTTAGTAGTTATTTGGTAGAATATACAAGACAAAACCTAACTACAAAAAAGTTAGTACAAAACATTTTATGATTATTAATCATAAACAATATTATTTTCTGCGGCATTATTAACCATGAACATTATTATTCCTATGGCAGGTCTTGGAAGTAGATTTTCCAAGAATGGGATCAAAACTCCAAAACCTCTGATTGTTGTCAATGGTAAAACATTAATTGAACATGCTGTAGAGTCTTTAGGTATTTTTGGTAGATATATTTTTATTACCAGAAAATATGATGATAATCAATACAATCAAACATTAAGTTCTATTCTCAAACAACTTGATCCTAATTCTGTAGAAATTCAAATTGATAAAGTTACGAGTGGATGTAGTGAAACTTGTCTTTATGCAAAAGAATTAATTGATAATGATGATGAACTGATTATCACAAATTGTGATCAGTTAATGAATTGGGATGCCAAATCTTTTATGGAAATGGTTAAACCTTTAAATGTTGATGGTGCCGTAGTTCTCTTTAAATCTAAAGATCCAAAAAATAGTTTTGTTGAGATTGAAGATAAAAAAGTTGTAAGTGTTGTTGAGAAAAATCCAATTAGTGATAATGCTCTGGTTGGAATTCATTATTGGAAAAATGGAAAAGATTTTGTCGCATCATCAGAAAATCTTTTAAAGCATTTTAGATCGAGTGGAATGCCAGAATGTTATATTTCTGAAACTTATAATTATCTAATTGAGAATGGAAAAACTATATTACCATTTTTTATCCCAAAAAATAGTTATATTCCTTTGGGAACACCTGAAGATGTTTCAATTTATATTGGTAAGTTAAAAGAATTTTATACCGAAAAACCAAAAACTATTTTTTGTGATTTGGATGGAACTGTTTTAAAACACTGTCATAGATTTAGTGATTTGCATGTAAGTGATCCTGAGATTTTAACTGGGGTTAATTTGAAATTTAATGAGTGGGATTCGAAAGGTTATAGAATAATTTTAACTACTGCAAGAAAAGAATCTGCCAGAGAAATGACGGAAGCGCATCTAAGGCAGTTGGGATTATGTTGGGATCATTTAATTATGGGAGTTACTAGTGGTGTTAGGGTTTTGATTAATGATAAACTTAGAGACTCTGATAAAAATCGTGCTGTATCAGTTAATTTGATTACTGATGCTGGTTTTGATAGTATTGACTGGGGGGAATATGATTTATGAATTTGTATAGAATAGATGAAATGGTTGGTGGATGGTTTGTTGGTAATTTTTCTCCAACAGCATTTGCAACTAAGGATGTGGAGGTATCCTATAAAAAACATCCAAAAGGTGAAATCTGGGATCTTCACTACCATGAACATGTTACTGAAGTAAATCTTTTAGTTCGTGGAAAAATGATTCTTCAGGGAAAAACTTTAACAGGAGGAGATATTTTTATATTGAATCCATTTGAAATTGCAGATCCAGAGTTTTTAGAAGACTGTGAAATTGTTTGTGTAAAACTCCCAGGAATTACAAATGATAAAATTATTGTTCATAAGGAAAAATGATTTAAAATTAAAATGTACATGTAAAAACGACAACGAAGATTTAAATTATTTCTTGGAGCATCATCAGTGAAATTTATTGCACATCGTGGAAATCTAACTGGACCAAATCCAATCAAAGAAAATAGTATTGACTATATTGAAGAAGCAATATCAGAAGGTTTTGATGTTGAAGTGGATTTGAGGCATGAAGACTATAACTTTTATCTAGGGCACGATGAACCACAATATTATGTACCTATGAGTTGGTTGGTAAAATATAAAGATGTTCTTTGGATCCACTGTAAAAACAGAGAAGCACTTGAAAAAATATCAAGTTCTCCAATAAAATTTAATTACTTTTGGCATGAAACGGATTGTTATACTTTAACAAGTAAAGGTATCGGATGGGTTTATCCTGGGAAAATACCTTATTCTAATTCTGTAGTTGTAATGCCAGAAGATACCGATTTATATGATTTAAAACCAGAATATATAAATGAAGTGTACGGTATTTGTACGGATAAGGTAATTTATTATAAAAATTTTTATGGAAAATAATATTTCTTTAATATGTGCTTGCAAGAATCGCAACGAAGCTTTGAATGTTTCTCTGAATTCTTGGTTAAATTATAAACAAATTAATGAGTTTATTATAATTGATTGGAGTTCTGATCAATCTTTAGAACATCTAGTTAATTTGGATGAAAGAATAAAAATTATTAGAGTACCTAATCAAAAATATTTTAATCAACCACAACCTCTTAATCTTGCAATATCCCAAGCAACTGGCGAATATATTCTGAAAGTTGATTGTGATTATGTGATGAGTCCTTATTATTGTTTTTTCGATAAGTATAAAGTAGATGATAATTCATTTGTTAGTGGAAAACCAAGTTTAAAAAGTCCAGAATATTATGATGAAGGAAGTGGACAGATTTTGGTCAGCAAAGAAAATATGTCTATGGATGAATTGAATGATTATTTCAATACTTATAGTTCATATTATAAATTTTTGACGGGTCTTCTTTATATTAAAAAGGATAACCTTTTAAAAGTCGGTGGATATAATGAAAATTTTTGTGAATATTATTCTTTTGAAGATGATGAAATCTATAAAAGATTAGAGTTACTTGGATTAGAACATAAAAAGTTAGATTTTGATTATCATATTTTTCATATACCACATCCAGATGTAAAAAGGTTTGAAAATTTTAAATCTTTTGATTCTGATAAAAATCTTAGAGAAGAAATTTACTATAGTTTATCTTCGAGATATTCTGGTGAAGAATTAGAATGGCAAACTGATTATGTTTTAACGTTAAGACATAATGAAATAAATTCTAAGATGACAGAAAATCTAACAAATTATTATGTGGAAAATAGATCAGATTTAAATTGGGTAGTGGTAGAAAAATCAAAAGGATTTTATGAAGCTAAACTTGAAGAAACTTATTCAAAATTAAAAAATTTTCCACCAGTTCATTTTGTAAGTACTGAACATTCTGAAGAAAGAAGAAAAAGTTTATATGAAAAATTTAAACCATTTACTGTAGAAAATATAACTCCTCATATATTTCAAAAATATAATAGTGAAGATCATACAATAATTAGCAATTATTTAGAAGTTAATGGAGAAGATAAATTAAGTCAAGGTAGTAGAGGACCTGTTACATCACATCTAAAAGCACTCAAAGAATGGTTAATACAATCAAATGATGAATATGCATTTTTCTGTGAAGATGATTTAAGTTTAGAAACTGTTCAGTACTGGAACTTTACGTGGCAAGAATTTGTGAATATTCTCCCATCAAAATGGGACTGCATTCAATTGTGCATAATACAAGGAGAAGGTTCTGAACAATATCATAATATTCTTGAATTTAAAAATAGGTGTTGGGGAGATTGGTCTGCATGTGCATATTTAATTAGAAGAGAATATGCTCAAAAATTAATAGATACATATCATTATGATGATAATTTTTATTTGGATTCAAAGTGTCATGATGGTCATGGTAGAGAAGATTGGGCTTTAGTTCCTGTAGTTGAAACTGTTTTGTTTAGTCTAACAAACAGAGTTTATACATTTCCTCTTTTTGTAGAAGATGTTTCATTTAAGTCTTCTTATGAATCAAATGATCTCAATGATGCTCATTACGCATCATATAGCAAAGTAATTAATTGGTGGAAAGAAATGAGTTTTAAATTAAGTGCAAATAAAATTCTTACAAATAGAGTTAAACTTTTAGATTTTCCTAGCGTAAACTACATTAGTTTGGATGAAAGTGTTGATAGAAGAGATTCATTAAGATTTCAATTTTTCTATAGTGGAGTTGAAAACTTTAGAGAAGTTCTCTCTAGAAGATTTAAATATTGTGATGATAAAGTGTATGGGGAACAACTTCATGTTCTTGATGAAGGGACTATCGGATGTGTAGTTTCTCATATCAAAATGATTAAAAAATGGTATGAGGAAACTGATGAAGATTATGGTTTTTTCTGTGAAGATGATTTAAGTTTGGAAACTGTTCAGTACTGGAACTTTACTTGGAGTGATTTTATAGATTCTCTTCCAGAGGATGCGGAGTGTGTTCAATTGTGCTGCATAACAACAAATTATGAAGAGATTAAGATGCGTGAAAGATCGATGTATGATTGGTCTGTAACCGCTTATATTTTGACTAGAGATTATGCCAAAAAAATTATTGATCGTTATTGTGATGGCGATTCTTATAGATTAGAAATCCCTGGAACAAATTTTTATCCTATGCCAGAAAATGTTTTGTTTTATGATCTTGGAAAAGTTTACGCAGTTAATCTTTTTGTTGAGGATCAAAATCAAACATCAACTTTTTATGGAGAAACTGAACTTCAAAATCCAAACAAAGAATATCATAAAGAGACTTATGATCATGTAATTGATTGGTGGAAAAATAATTCACATTTGAAACTTTCTGAAATTTGTTCTTTTTATTCTAAACCACAAATTATAATTCAAGAACCTGTTAATACTAGTAGAGGTAAAACTGAATTAGAAAACCTTCTTACTGAATATTCTTTAGATCCGGAAGATCCCCAAAGAAATTACAACGTAGGACTGTGGTATGAAAAAGAAGGGCATACTGCACCAGCTCTATCTTACTTTTTAAGATCTGCGGAAAGATTTGAAGATGAAGATATGCAATATGAATCATTAATTAAATGTCATCACTGTTATGACAAACAAGGAACAAGAGATGGAACTGCAATTTCTCTTCTTCAACAAGCTTTATGCCTTAAACCAAGTAGACCTGAAGCATATTTTCTTCTCGCTAGATTTCATGAAAGAAGACAGCAGTGGCATGATTGCTATAAGTACTCATGTTTAGGATTGAGTATTGGTGATTTTTCTAGTCAACCAACAACATCCGATGTTGAATATCCTGGAAAATATGGTCTTTCTTTTGAGAAGGCATTGTCGGGATGGTATTGGGGAAAAAATGAAGAGTCTAAAAATATTCTTTTAGAACTTTCTAATGATCCTGAAGTATCAACGGAGTACTATAATGTCGTAGTTGATAATTTAAAGCAATACAATATTCATATTGAAAAAAAGAATTGATGCAGAACAACAATTTATTTGAAAAGCTTGACATTGTTCTGCAAGGACAGTATGATGTATTCACTAGCGAAATAATAGAAAATTATTTTCAATTACCATTTGTAAATAATATAATTTTATCGTGCTGGGAAGATGATGACATTTCTTCTTTGGAATCAATAAAACAAAAATATTCCAATAGAATAATTGTATTGACAAATAAAAAACCAAATAATTTTGGGGATGATAATGTTAATCTCCAAATAGTTGGATCATATAATGGGATAATTAAATCTGATACGGAATATTCTATAAAAATGCGTACAGACCAATTATATGATTACAATAGTATGTTGGTTATGTATAACTTTTTTATTGAAAATAGAAAAGAACATCTTATATTTGTTCCGGGTATGTACCCACATCTTTTGTTCCATCCCAGAGATCATGTGTTCTGGGGTAAAAGAGTTGATTTAATTAAACTTTTCGATATACCTCTTAAAGTTAACAACGTTATTGATAGAGTAAGAATATCCAAACAAGATCTCTGGAAATATTATGGATATTTTATTAGAACTGAAACATACATTGGTGCTAATTACTGTTCAAATTTTGACGAAAGAATTAAAATTTTTCTTATTCAACCTGAAAAATATCTTTTCGATGGATCATCTAATTGGTATGAATCTTTAGAAGTGAGTAATAACATTACAAAAAAATTATTTAAATCTTTTCCAAAAACAAATATTAATTTAAGATGGCCAAAGAAAAATTTAAGTGCCTATCCGTATGAAGATCAAAAATATGGATATAATGAATGTTGGCATGAGGATGGAGTTTAAAATTTAAAGGAGTTAAAAATGATGAATGAAGAAGAAAGTGCAGTCGATGTTTTTCCGGTATTTCCTACACCTATTATTGTTAGAGAAATTCCTGATTTCTATAAAATAAAAGATAATTTTGTCAATGATATACGAGAATATAAACAAGAAGGATTTGAAAAAAAAGAAAATATTTTTAATTTAATTAAATTTCAAAAGTATTTTCCTTTGATTTATAGTGAAATTGAAACTTCTCTGTCGACTATAATTGATGATACATCACGAATTACTCCATCTTCTGTAGTTAAATCTGACATTAAAATAATTAAACCCAATTCTTGCATAGAACCAAGTATCCGTTCAAATTGTGATATGGTTGGCATTTTAGTTGTCGATTGTCCATATAGATTTTCGGGAGATTTTGTATTTTTATCTCAACATCATAACGATTCTTTTCATAGATTGCTTAATGGTAATATGAAAAATTTATATTTTTCTGATAGTTTTAAAGTTTCTCCCTCTGATGGTAAATTGATTATTTTTCCATCTACTTTAACCTATTATGGTGAAATCAATAAAACTGATCTGGATAAAATTACCATAAATTTTGATATAAAATTATTAAAATAAATAATATTTAAAATTTACATAGATATGAATTTTACAGTTTACACAAAAACAGATTGCCCTTATTGTTATAAAGTTAAACAAGTATTAGAGTTGACAGGAAACAAGTTTGTGGAGTATACTTTAGGAGAAGATTTTACCAAAGAACAGTTTTATGCTGAATTTGGTGAAGGATCTACTTTTCCACAAGTTTTATGTAATTCAGAAAAACTTGGTGGTTGTACAGATACTGTTAAATTTTTAAAAGAAAAGCAAATTGTCTGATACGAACATAAATAATTCCAAGATCCATGTTAATCGTGGACTAGAACTTATCTTAAAAGGAGGTAAGAGAAAGCAACCCAAAGATTTTCACATCATTTTTGAAAAGCTGGTTTGCTTTCTCAAACGGGAAGTGACCATCTATTTTGAATTTTCTTTAAGTATAAAGAAGTCCAGTAGTTCCCGAGGAAGAAAAAAATGTTAGCAACAAGTTTAGTGTTTGGTTCATTCATAACCATTTTATTTTTTATTGTTGGACTGCTATCTGGATGGGTCGCTAGAGAATATATGATGAATTACAGGGAAATACCAAGACCTCACCCTGAAATGTTTGATTCGCAGGGTAATCTAATACCCGATGAGGTAATTGCATTTAATTTTGAGAACTATTATGACAACGACGACAGCGCAGAAGAAGACGAGTAGAACACCCAAACCAAAAACGGCATCTACTCCTACTAAAAAATTATCAGAAGATCTTCCAACAAATCCTTTTGCATTTGAGGTTTTGGAATTAGTTTCTAGTCAAAAAACTAATGATAAAAAAGTAGAATTGCTTAAGAGATATGGAGATCTTTCCTTAAAAGCAATTTTTATTTGGAATTTTGACGAAAGTTTAATCTCATCTCTTCCAGAAGGTGATGTTCCTTATGCCAGCACTGGTGAACAAAATTCATTTAGTGGCACTGTAAGTGATAAAGTTCGTGATGCAGTTGGTAAAATGGAAGAACTTGGATCTAATTCTTTAGGAATGAATGATCAGGGGCAAACTACAATCCGTAAAGAATACACACGTTTTTATAACTTTATTCGTGGTGGTAATGATGGGTTAAGTTCTCTTCGTAGAGAAACTATGTTTATCAACATGCTTCAAGGTCTTCATCCTCTTGAGGCAGAAATTCTTATTCTTGTTAAAGATAAAAGATTGGGAACAAAATATAATATTTCAAAAGAGATTGTTTCTGAAGCATATCCTGATATTAAATGGGGAAATCGTGTATGAGTAGTAAACTTCGTAATGTAATTCAACGGGCTCAAGGAAAGGAGGAAGACATGACTGAATGGACAAAAGAAGAAAAGGAGTCTCTTCCTCCTAGGTATGGGTGTCAAATTTTGATTGAAAATGGAACCATAGATCAAGTAAAAGATTCATCTTGGCCCAATGATGCATATCTAATTTGGTATCAAGTTGGCGAAGAAGTTCATATGGATCTGTGTAGAGGAACTCGTTCTAGAATTTTTGATCTATACTACGATAAGTTTGGACCTGAAGTAATCCAAAAAATTGATTTTGGATATGGAAGAACCAATCCAAAACTTTGGGGTTATAAATCTCCCGAAAAGAAAAAGAGGAAGTAATTTCCCCTGGACCTGGAAAAAAATTCCAGGTATTTTTTTGCCCTTAAGATTTTTTAAAATTGTAACAGATGTTACAAAATAAACTTGCTATATAAATCTAACAGGTCTATAATGACCTTACGTTCATCTGAAAATCAGACGGAAGTAAGCCGACGCGGAACGGATCGTTCATTCGCTATTCGCAAATAGCGAACGCAAACGCCGACTGAAGGAACGCTCTTTAACTTAAAAACTAAGGAGAAACCTAATGTCAAAAGTCGTATATCGTGGTATCGAGTATGATACTGAAAAGCGTATTCAGTATCAGCAACAAATGATGCAGCAACCCCAACAATACAACGAAACCTATCGTGGTGTTAAGTTTGTAAAGGAGGGGCACAAATGAATACTTACTTCGTTCGCTATCTCAAGAAAAAGGCAAAGAAGGAGCAACTCCTCCATAATGCACAACTGAATATGGCAAAGCAACCACAAATTGCTTGATATGAAGGAGGGTTGATCCCCTCCTTTTTTTATGCTAAAATGAATTGAGGTAACTATAAGGTATGGACAAAGAAAAATTAAAACTTATTGTTCGTAATCTTGAATTACTGGTCGATTCTTTGAAGGCAGAAGTTTACTCTGATACTTCTGCGTATATTCCTATGGAACCGATGAGAAAAAAACCAATTTTAGATTACGATGAAATCTTTGAGGATTCTGATTTAAATGAGTAATAGAGCAAGAGAATTGGTAAAATTATTAGAACGATTAATTAAACAAGATCATTTATATGATAATGAACAATTAATTGAAATGAAAAAACAACTGCGAGTCGTAAAGCAAGAACTCACAGATTTGGAAGCACAAACATCAAAAGGATTTGGAAAGAAATGACTGTAAAACTGATTAGCGTAACACCAGATGCAGAAAAAACAATGGCATTTATTGCACGAGTTAGCAATCCTGCGAATCAAGACAACGAAAACTATGCCAAGTTGCTTGCTTATTGTATTAAGCATAATCATTGGTCTGTTTTTGAACAGTCTTCTATGACGCTTGAAATTGAAACGAATCGTGGTATCGCGGCACAAATTTTACGGCACCGTTCATTTACATATCAAGAATTTTCGCAACGCTATGCAGATTCTTCTTTGTTAGGAGAAATCCCTGTTCCCGATCTTCGTCGTCAAGATACGAAGAATCGTCAAAACTCAATTGATGATATTGATGAGGATGCAAAACAAGATCTTTGGTTAAAGATTAATGATCATTTTAAGGAGTCTATGCAACTCTACAAGGAACTTCTTGATAAGGGAATAGCAAAAGAGTGTGCAAGGTTTGTATTGCCCTTGGCAACGCCCACACGCATCTATATGACGGGTTCTTGCCGCAGTTGGATTCATTATATTAATCTTCGTTCTGCAAATGGTACTCAAAAGGAACACATGGATATTGCACTTGCCTGTAAAGAAATTTTCAAAGAGCAGTTTCCATCAGTGTCAGAAGCTCTTGAATGGGTCTAAATAAATTATCTTGAATTCTTAACTTATGGCAATATATCCAATTATTCATAAAGAAACAGGTGAAAAAAAAGTTGTTGAGATGAGTGTCAACGACATTATGCAGTGGTATAAAGACAATCCCGAATGGCAGAGGGATTGGTCGGAAGGATGTGCAACTCCAGGTGAAGTTGGAGATTGGCAAAACAAACTTATTAGTAAAAACCCAGGGTGGAACGACGTTTTAGGACGTGCAGCAAAAATGCCTGGATCTAACGTAAAGAAAATCTAGTATGGCAAGAAGAAAAAGAGGATCTGCAGAGCAACCAATCGGGGTTGGACTCACGGCAAAGCAGATGAAAAGGAGAAAGCCTTTAAGTTCTGATTATCTTTTAGATATTGAACCAGTTACGGACAATCAAAAAAAGTTTTTTGATGCTTATGCTCAAAATAAACATGTAGTTGCTTACGGATGTGCTGGAACTGGTAAAACTTTTATCACTCTTTATAATGCTTTATGTGATGTTTTAGATGAAAACAGTCCATATGAGAGAATTTATTTAGTTCGTTCTCTTGTTGCAACTCGTGAAATTGGATTTCTTCCAGGAACTCACGATGATAAGGCAGATATTTACCAGATTCCATACAAGAATATGGTAAAATATATGTTCCAAATGCCTACTGATGCAGATTTTGAAATGCTTTATGGCAATTTAAAGTCTCAAGAAACCATTAAATTTTGGAGTACCTCTTTTCTTCGTGGAACGACACTTGATAATGCTATTGTAATTGTTGACGAATTTCAAAATTTGACCTTTCATGAATTGGATAGTATAATTACTCGTATTGGTGAAAATTCCAAGATTATGTTTTGCGGAGATGCTACACAATCGGATCTTCAAAAAACTAACGATCGTAACGGAATTATTGATTTTATGAAAATTTTGAGATCCATGCCATCTATTGAATTAATTGAATTTGAAGTTGATGATATTGTTCGCTCTGGACTTGTTAAGGAGTATATAGTTGCAAAAATTAACTCAAATCTCTAATTATGATGTATGGTATTTGGATGATTTTTATGATGATCCAGATCAAGTAAGGGAACTTGCTTTAAATACAAACTATCATTTTTATAGTAATACTAATTATCCTGGAATTAGATCCAAATCGGTAACAATAAATAAAGAATTTGTAAGTATTAATGAAAAAAATATAAATATTGATTTAAAAAATTGTCAATTGCACTTTTTGGAGTTATTTAATAAAAAAATACCAATTTTTAATGATAAAAATTTTAATCTTGAAATAGGATTCCATAAAATACCATTATTTCATAGAAATCTCGAATCTCCTTTTAATACAGGTTATATTCATGTAGATTCATTAGATTATATTCGTGAAAATAATAAAAATGCATATGCTGGATTAGTATATTTAAATAAAAAAACTACTTCAAGTTCTGGAACAAGTTTTTTTAAAATGAAATGTACTAAAGATAATCAAATAAAAATAACAGATAATGACAATTTTAAAATATTTAATTCATTATTTGATGAGTACGATTATTCGGAATTGTTTCAGGAATACACAAATTTGTACAATCCTTTTGTGAAACATAAATATTGGAATTTTTTATTACAAAATAAAAAACTTTCAGATTCTAAATTTGAAAAAGTATTTGAAGTTGAAAATGTTTATAATAGAATAGTTTTATACGATTCTAGTTATTTTCATACAGCAAGTCATTTTTATGTTAATGATTTTGAAGACCGACTAACTCAACCGTTTTTTATAAAAATGTTATGAATTTTAACCATGTTGATATCATTCTTCCTAAACTTGAACGGGAGACTATAGATGGTGTTCGTTATTATAAAGTTCCAGATTTAGAAGAACTTCTTCGTCTAGTTTCTATCACTTCTGTTACTAGTCACAAAAACCGCCAGTTTTTTGCAAAATGGCGTAAGAAAGTTGGAGAAGAAGAGGCAGATAAGATTACTCGACAGGCAACTAGTCGGGGAACTGATATGCATACTTTGGTTGAACATCTTTTAAAAAACGAAGATCTTCCAGAGGTTCAACCTTTGTCACAATTTTTATTTAAAATTGCCAAACCAGATCTAAATCGTATAAATAATATTCATGCTCTTGAAAGTTCCTTATACAGCAAAATTCTTGGAGTAGCAGGAACTGTAGATTGTATTGCAGAGTTTGATGGCGAATTAGCAATAATCGACTTTAAAACATCTAAAAAACCAAAACCACGGGAGTGGATTGAGCATTATTTTGTTCAATGTGCTGCTTATGCGTGTATGTTCTATGAACTTACTAACATACCCGTAAAAAAACTTGTAATTATCATGGCTTGCGAAAATGGAGAATGTATCGTTTATGAAGAAAGAGACAAATCAAAGTACATCAAACTACTCACCGAATACATTAGAGAGTTTGTTAGAGATAAATTGGAATCATATGGAACAAAATAAAGAAATAGAAAAAGTAATAGAAAACAAATTTCTAACACCATCTAAATTTGCGTTAGAAATTGAAAAAATTGTAGTTGCCGAAAAAATTAACTATATTGATGCTATCGTTTATTATTGTGAAGTAAATGAAATTGAAATAGAATCAATCACTAAAATAATTTCAAAACCTTTGAAAGAAAAGTTAAAGTGGGACGCAACACGTCTAAACTTTATGAAGAAAACTTCACGAGCTAAACTTCCTTTATGAGTCCGTTTGAGACATATCAAACTTATCTTTCTATGAAAAGTCATTTTACTAACAGTAAATATGACTTTTTTAAGTATGGGGGTAAGTCTAGAGCAACAATTGCATCATTTAATAAAAGAAAAGACAAGTACTGGTTTGAAAAAACCAGTCGAAAATATTCCGATAAAGAAGTAATTGACTTCTTACTTTCAAACTTTGTTTCCGCCGATAACCCATCAAACTTATGGATTGGAGAAATTATAAATTCTGGGGAAAGAACCTACGCAGAATGGATGCGGAGGCAACAGAGTTTGACTTACTTGTTCAGAGAACAATCGGAAGAATTGTTCTCACAAACAAAATTAGAGGATGCGTTCAATTGTTCCAAGGGACATCCAATACTCCTCAAAAAGTTTCTAAGCGGGAAAATATCATTAGAAACCTTTACAATTTACGAAAAAATATTCCATTTTTCAAAAAGTTTTGACACTAAACTGATTGATCCAGTGTGGGAAACCGTAAGTTTGAAAGTTAAAAAATATAATCCATTCCTAAATATTGATGTATTCCAGTTTAAAAAAATTTTGAGGAGAATTGTTGATGAGTAGTTTTTTTGATTCTGATATTATTCAGGAAGAATTGAGAGAAATCAACAAATTACAAGAAAAAATTTACGGGAGTATTCTTACTTTCGGAATGATGACCCGTGAAGATAAACTGGAACATATTGAAAAATTGACCACTTTATTAGAAAAGCAACGTGTAATGTATACACGGTTGTCTCTTTCAGATGACCCCCAAGCGGTTGAAATGAAAGAGAATTTGAGAAAATCAGTTGCTCTGATGGGATTTCCACCAGAAACTGATATGAATTTATTGTTCAGTAGTATGAACAAAACAATTGAATCCCTCAAGCAATACCTTGACGCCTGAAGGAAACCCTGCTATACTATCCAAGTAATCCTCCAAATCCAATTAATCCGAGGTAATCTAATGTCTTTCGCAGATCTTAAGAAACAATCCAAACTGGGTTCTCTCACCGCAAAACTGGTGAAAGAAGTCGAAAAAATGAATACTAGTAGCGGTTCTAGTGATGACCGTGTATGGAAACTCGATGTAGATAAAAGCGGCAATGGTTATGCCGTAATCCGTTTCCTTCCTGCTCCTAACGGCGAAGACCTGCCGTTTGTGAAACTCTACAGTCACGCATTCCAAGGTCCTGGTGGTTGGTACATTGAAAACTCTCTGACCACTCTGGGGCAAAAAGATCCCGTTTCCGAGCACAATACTCTGCTGTGGAACAACGGCACCGATGTTGGCAAAGAGCAAGCACGTAAGCAGAAGCGCAAACTGACTTACATCTCCAACATCTATGTGGTAAAGGATCCTGCCAATCCCGAAAACGAAGGTAAAGTTTTCCTCTTCAAATACGGTAAGAAAATCTTTGATAAGATTACCGAAGCGATGCAACCTGAATTTGAAGATGAGGAAGCAATTGATCCCTTTGACTTCTGGCAAGGTGCTAACTTCAAACTGAAGGCAAAGAACGTTGCTGGTTATCGTAACTATGACTCCAGCGAGTTTGCAAAGCAAGGTTCTCTGCTGGACGATGATGATGAGATGGAAGCAGTGTGGAAGAAGCAGTATTCTCTTGCTGAACTTGTTGCTGCTGATCAGTTTAAATCTTATGATGAACTGAAGAAGCGCCTTGAGTATGTGCTGGGTTCCAAAGGTTCCCGCCGTGTAGATGAAGAAGTTGCCGAAGAGGAAGAATATTCTCGTGGTCCTGTGAAGGAACTTGATGATGATCTTCGTTCTGAACTGAACAATCTTCAACCCACTCGCCGTGCTGCTGCCCCTGCAGAAGAGGATGAAGACGATGATGCACTTTCTTACTTCGCCCGTTTGGCAGAAGACTGATTAGGTAATATAAAAAGGGGAAGGAAACTTCTCCTTTTTTTATGGAGAAGTAATTCTTAAATTTTCTCCTTTCTTTAAATATTCATTAATATATTGAGAAGACAAAGGTTTATATTTCATTTCTACTCTCATATCATTTAAGAACATTTCTAGATATTGTTTTTTTAATACTCTGATTTCTCTTTTGAGATCATTTTTTCTTGTTTCATATTCAAGATTTGACACGGGAACTGTAATGTTTTGAACCGTTTTATATGAATTTGTATCTTCATCATAATATCGTACATAAGATTGTGTTGGGAGATCATCTGTAACTGGTTTTGGTAACTTATAATTTCTATCAACTACTTGTCCTGCTGGAATAATTAATCTTCCCTTTGAGTCTTTAATTTCTTTTGTTTCATAAAATTTTACAGAGTTTACTTCCGCACCATAAATGTTTTCTGCATATTCGGAAAGATCTCTATTTGACAATGGCCAATCATTTCTAACGTTAGTTATTCCAGCACATATTAAAACAACCCAATCAAGATCTGGAGAACCATATAATTGATCCGCAACTTGATCTGGTCTATTATCTTCTATGATAGTGTAATTATTAAATGCGGTATAAACATTTTCAAAATCTGATCTTACTCTAACTCTTCTAAAAAGGTTTTTTGCTTCAACGTATTCTAAAGAAGATTTTCTATCTACTAGTGGAGATTGATATTCTAGATTTGGTAGTTCTCTGAAGTATCCCATTTTAGAATCCTACTCCTAGATTAGATGCTGAATTTACATTTGGAACATCACCTTCTCCATACTCTTCATTATAAATTGGTGTTAATTCTTGGAAATTTAAATCTAATATGATTGATATTGGTGTTCCATCAACATATGTTGCATAAACATTTTCTCCTGTATAATTAACAGATACACCTTTTAATGCACAGTCTTTAAAACGATGTAAAAATGGATGACGCTTTCCACCTTTCATATATGCTAATCTAAAAACATTTGGTGTGTTTAAATAAAGTTTACCACCTTCTCCTTGTTTTTTTGCTGCCATATATTTTTTAAACGTTCTTATAATTTTTATAACACTATCTCTTTCTTTATCATCTCTTGGAGTCATCTTAAAAGAAAATCTAAAATCACGAAGAGTTACTCCATTAAATAACAATTCTAAATTTGGATTGAAAATTGTTCCATTTTGACGTGCCAACAATTGATCAATACTTACGTTCCCTCCGAAAACATTAACTGCTTCTGCTGCTAGTTGCTTCGTTATTAAATCTCTTGCCGTATCTGTAGGTAGTACATCTGTTATTTTAGAAAGTGCATCAACTCCACTACTAACCCATGTTGATGGATCATTAACTTTAACACCAGTCATAAGACCCTCAGCAGCACCGACAGCAGCAGCTGAAATAGCATTCATTTTATCTTCACCCCAACTCACAGCATTTGCATCCTGTATGTTAGAAGGCATCGGCAATAAAATATTTTGTATATCTGCTATCACATCTGTTTTTGCACCAGCAGTTAAAGATGATTTATCTCTTTCATAAGATAAAACCTGCACCTGAAAGTAATCGGTTTTTTCATCAAGCATATCATTAGGATATCTTAATAGTTCTGTAGGTGCTGCCATTTAGTGGAGTTTTTAACTATTTAGACGAAATTTTCCAAATGGGATGGTTTGAAGATCTTTTAACTCTGCAGGATATACTTCATAAATTCCTCCAGCAATTTCATCCCAAGTATATTGACGAACTTCTCCCCAATGGAAGTTAATTCCTCTAAATCCCCATGAAAAAATATCGGTAACTGCAACTAATGGATTTTGATCATATTGAATATTTGGAGTTTTTGGATTATAAACAAAAACATAATACTTTCCAGTTTTTGGAACTTTTTCAGTTTCTGTTAATGCACTAATTATTTCAAGCATTAAATCATCTGGATCTTCATTTCCAATTAGATTATTTGTTACATTACGAATTCTATTAATACTATCATTAGTATCTGTATTTGTTCTTCTTCTTTGTTTGAGTGTTTTTCTTGGCATTTTAGATACCTAATTCATCTTCTGTGATGATTTTAAATTGCCACTGACGATCTTCGCAAAATTCTCTTGCTGCTTTCCACTTTGCCTGGTTTTTAGCATACTCTACTACTTCGTAGATGTATCCTTTTGTTTTTCTTTTTTGTACTTTTGGTTCAACAGTTTGTTTTTTTGGTTTTATTTCAATTAAATATTTTTTAATTATTCCACTTTCATTTACCTTAATATAAAAATCTGGAAAATAACGGTGAATACGATTGTCTATTGGTGAGCGATATGGGAGGCAAATTTCTTCAGATCCCCATTCTAAAATATGTTCTCGCGTATCACAATAAACCATAAATTTTCTTTCCCACAAAGACCTGTATATGATATTTGTGGGATCACCTTTATATTTTTTTGGGTATGATGGTTTATATTTTCCCTTATATGACATCTAAATAATTCATAACATAGTATCTTAAAGATATTTAGAAATGAAAGTACCAGAGATTGGCACAGTTAATATGAGTACTTTGCCAATACTTTTAAATGGAGGATTGGCAAGATCAAATTTATATGAAGTGTCGATAAAACCACCTTCTAAAGAATTTAGTGACTTTTTGAAGACTGGAACTCAATATGGTCAAATTATTTTTGACTCTGATTTTGGAAATACATTAGGTTTATTGTGTTCTGAAGCATCTCTTCCAACTTCTTCATATGCAACTGCTGAAGTAAAAGATAATTATATGGGAGTTGCTCAAGAATTTGCTCATACTAGAATTAATACTGATATTGATTTTACTTTTTATATTGATAGGCAATATAAAGTTTTAGGATTTTTTGAGGCATGGATGGACTATATTTCTGGTGGTAGTCAAGCAACTCAACAACAAGGTAATGGAGAACCATCTGTTGCTTATTATAGAAGATTTAATTATCCGAAATATTATAAAACTGATAGCATTTTTATAAAGAAGTTTGAAAGAGATTTTGCAGCATCTGGTGCAACTAATGTTTCTTTTCAATTAGTAAATGCTTTTCCAAAATCCGTCACAGCAATACCAGTTGCTTACGGAGAAGCAGAAATTATGAAAATTACTGTTACGATGAATTATGATAGATATATTATGAGAAGAGAATACGGGAAAACAGTTGTTACTCCAGGTTATGTTACACCTCAAGAATATAATGGAGTAACATATAACTTTAATGGTGTTGATCAAGTTTTTGGTAATACTCCAGGATTTGATGTTGACATTGCTTAAGCTAAATAATCATAACTGAATTGTATTAGAGGATTATGCCTTTACCTAAAATTAATACTCCAACTTATGAGTTGGAAATTCCTTCGACTGGAAAGAAAATAAGATACAGACCTTTTCTAGTTCGGGAAGAAAAAATTCTTATTATGGCATTAGAGTCTGAAGATATGAAACAGATAACTAATGCAATTGTTCAAATCTTAACAGAATGCATTCTTACAAAAGGAGTTAAGATTGCAGATCTTGCAACTTTTGATATTGAATACATTTTCTTAAACGTTAGAGCAAAATCAGTTGGAGAAACTGTTGAAGTTAATGTGATTTGCCCAGATGATGGGGAAACTCAAGTTAAGATGGAAATTGGTATTGATGAAATTAAAGTTCAAAAAGATCCAGAGCATGTTCAAATTGTTAGATTAGATGATGAACTTTCCATGAAGATGAAGTATCCATCATTAGAACAATTTGTTGAAAATAACTTTGAATATAATAGTGATAATAATGATGTTGACAAATCTTTGGACATGATCGTTTCTTGTATTGATATGATTTACAATCAAGAAGAGTCTTGGTCTGCTGCAGATTGTACCAAAAAAGAGATAAAAGAATTTGTAGATCAGATGAATACCAAGCAGTTGAAAGAAATTGAAACTTTTTTTACAACGATGCCTAAATTATCTCACAAAATTGAAGTTACAAATCCCAAAACAAAAGTTGAAAGTGAAGTAGTTCTGGAGGGTCTTGCCAGTTTTTTCACTTGAGTATGGCTCATACTAGCCTTGAGTCATATTTCAAAATTAATTTTGCTATGATGCAACACCATAAATATTCTTTGACAGAGCTAGAAAATATGATGCCTTGGGAAAGAGAAGTTTATGTTTCTCTTTTACAACAACATGTTGAAGAAGAAAACTTAAAGGCACAGCAGCAAAGTGGAAATCGATCAGGTTTATAAGGCACCATCTATTCCCAAATTAAATCGTAGAAACATTAAGTCTACGTTAATTAGTGGTGCCATTAAACCTGGTGTTGAACTAAAGAAAACAAAATTTAGTTTTATTAAACCTTTAGCAAAGTTAATTCCAGACTCTTTAATTCCAGATAAATCTGATGAGAATAAAAGAGAAGGTTTAGTAAAATATATACAGTCTAATTTTGGGATACAGAAAGTATTAGAACAATCTAATAAACTGTTATCTCAAATCAAAGAACAATTATCTTTAGATTTTCTTTCTAGAATTAGAGAAGAGAAAAAAGATCTAGAAGAGTCTAAAAAAAGAATTGCGGCAGAAAAGGTTAAAGATAAAGAAAAAAAATTAGAGAGTGGTGGTGTAAAAGGATTTTTAGGCAAAACTTTTAGTACACTTCTTGCTCCAGCAAAAAGTATTTTTCAGAAGTTAATTGATTTCTTTTCAATAATACTGACTGGAATTTTAGTTAATACTGCTTTTAAGTGGTTACAAAAACCAGAAAATCAAGAAAAACTTAAGCAGTTCTTCCAGTTTTTAAAAGATTATTGGAAAGAACTTTTAGTAGTTTTTGGTGCAATTAAGTTATTAGGATTAGTTAGAAAAGTTTTAAAGGTTGCAAATGCACTTAAATCTCTTATAGATTTCTTCAAGAAAAAACCACAACTACCTTGCAATTGTCCAAAATCTCCTGCACAAAAAGGAGGTCTTCCAGATTGTGAACCTATTAAAGATTGTGTTGATAGTTTAGTTAAAGATCCGAAAAAAGGACCTGGATTTTTAGAAAATCTTGCTCAATCATTATTAGGAACAAAAGCATTTGCTCCATTTTTACTTTTATTAGGAAAACCACTACAGACACCTCAACCTAAAGCACAACAACCAGGACAGCAACCAACACCATTTATACCAATATCTCCAAAACCACCATCCCCACCATCCCCACCAGCACCACCATCACCCCCAGCACAAACACCAACAACTGCTGCTAATAAAAGAGTTCCTTTTACAAGAACACCTACTACAACACCTACTAAAACACCCACTTCTTCAGGAGCATTTAGATCTGGAATTCCTATGGGAACTCGTAGTGGATTGTTTTCCATTCTTGGTGGATTTGCGCTTGGGCAGGCAGAACAAGAAAGAGTAAAAAATAAAGTATCACAATTGCAGCAGTTAAAAACATCAAATCCTAAAGAGTATAAAAAACAATTAAACCAATTGCGAAATGAAGCTAAATCTCAAAAATATTTAAATATAATTAATGAAATTACTGGATCTCCTTCTATTCCAACTGCGTATATACTCAAAGCACTTGGTGAATTAAAGCAAGATGAAATACCAAAAAGTATTAATAATATTGGATATAATCCAAACAAATTAACTCCAGATTTAAACAAAGATGGAACTCCAGTAATATCTCAATCTAATGCATCTAAAGAAAATATAGAACGGATTATTAGAGAAAAAAATCCAACTTTTAATCAAAAACAAATAATTAATGCTACAACAACTTCTTTAAAATTAATACAAAGAGGAGTTGCAGTTACCCAAGCTATTATTCAAGCAACTGCGTCAGTAGCGACTGCTGGTGTTGAGCGTTCAAAAGGTGGAACAATCCCAAAAATTTCACTGTTTGCTGGAGGTGGAACTGTTGGAGGACCTGGCGCATTAGGTGTTGATAGCGTTCCTGCTGCGATAGCATCTGGGGCAGGAAAACTTGCTAACTATGGAAAGGCACTACTCGCACCTGGTGAAGAAGTTATTAATACTCGTGCATCTATGCTTTTCAGACCGTTACTGAAAGACATTAATGATAATGCTGCTAGAATGTGGCAGAGTTTTACAAATGCGGTAAGAAGACAAGATGCTGTTAATTCAATTAAGAGTGGTATAATTGAAGAACTGAATAAAATTTTAGAAGAATTCCGAGCATTATTGGATAAAGAATCCACCGAAATAAAAAGAAAAAAAAGAACTGGCGGAGCAACTGGAGGTGGAGTTTTTAGACCATCTCTTGGTGGAAGTAATCCAATTCAAAAAATTGATAAGGGAGTTGGTGGATTAGTTAAAGATGTTGGTGGGATGATTGGTAGAAACCAAGGAAAACAAACTAGAATTCCTGGAGGTGGATTTGTTGGAGAGCAACTCGGGAGAAATGAAGCAGAAAGTAGATATGAAGACTTTAAAAATTCAATTAGACAACTTATGAATAAATCTAGACCTAATATGTCTAGAACAGATATTAATATTCAAAAACCATTAAATTTGACACAAAACATAGTTAATCCGGAAATTGAAAAAACTATATTAGGTAATCAGAATGTGTACGTTATTCCTGTACCAATTTCTAGAGAAACATCTAAATTGTCTGGATCTAAATCTTCTGGTGGAAATATTAGCGTCATAAATCTTCCACCAAAAACACTTAATTTAAATAAACCTAAATCTAAACCATTACCCTCATCACCTTCAGGAACAACAGTTCCTTCTATTTCGCCTATTGACCAAAGTAATGATTATGTGTTCACAACGCCTTCCATGTACGGTATTCTAGTAGTTTAGTAGATCATGAAACTAACAGAAACAAAACCAACAGAAAAATCATCAAAAAAATTAAAGTTAAGTATCTTTAACATTAAGAGTCTTTTGGTTTTCAATAGAAAGAAATTAGATAAAATTAAAAAAGAAAAGAAAAAGTTTTCTTTATTTCAAATGAAGAAAAAGAAAGTTGAAGAGAAAGAAAATAAGATTGAGTCTCCACGCACTGTTGGGTCTACATTAAAGAATATTGGCAAAGGTTTATTGGCAAAACCATTAAGTATTATTGACAAACTAAAAGAATTCTTTGGTATAATACTTTTAGGTGTTCTAGTTAATAATTTACCTACTATAGTTAAAAAACTTCAAGATGTATTAGGTCAAATAAAGAAATTTTTTGATGATAATCCATGGATTGGTAAAGTTATAACATTTACGTTTGATATTATTGCCAAAGGAATGATGGGTATTTTGGATTTAACCAAAATTTTGATGCCTGTAATTGGTGGTTCATTTAAGTTTGCTCTTGATACAATTAAAACTGCTGGAAAAGAAATTGGAAAAGCAATATCTTTATTTGACCAATTAGATGCTGGTATTAGTGCAGTAATGAATGCTTTTGGATATAAACCACCAGCAAAAGCAGCACAGTCATATGCAAAAAGTAAAGGAAAATATTACTCAAGCACTACTGGAAAAACTTATGCAAATTATAAAAGTGCATTAAAAGACCCTAAAGTAAAGCAAGGTGCTCAACAGCAAGCAACGCAGAAATCAAAAAAAATACGCCAAGTTCCAACAGCATCTGGAGGATCTTATAATCCTAATACTGGTTATACGTATAATCCAAATTTTAAAGATCCTGCACAGGCAGTTGGTGTTTTAGCACCAAAGGGTGGGGTAATGGGAACTATGATACCTGGTCAAAAAGATACTTGGAGAGAGTATGGACCAGGAGAAAATAAAAATATCTATAAACAAAATGTGCAGAGATATAACACCGTAAATCAAGTACAAAAAGTACAAAAACTTTCTATTGGTGGAACAGTTAGAAACTTCTTTGGTGGAATGTTTGGATCTAGAAGAGGTCTAGGAAATATACCACCACAAGAAGGAACTGGAAGAGGTGGTCCATCTGATATTAGAATGGCAACTAAAGATAGTGGACAATCTTATGCGAGTCCTTATGCATCACCAGCAGGAACTGCCAAAGGAAGAAAGGCAAGAGAAACTATAAATTACTTTAAATTCTTTGAAAATAATGTTAAAAATGAAGAACGTAATTTAGTTGGAGAAGAAAAAAATCTCACTATGTTTAGTGAGTTCATGAAGAGTTACAGTAATCTTCTTGATATAAGAAAGAAATATGGTGATGCAGATTTAAGTGTACCTCCAGGACCAGGAGGAACTTCTGGATTACCTGATGAAGCAATTTCAGTAAATGAAAATGAAGTAATTGGTAAAGTAGGAAGTACAGGACAGTCGACAGGACCTCATATACATTTGGAGGCTATGAGTTCTGATAAAAAAATTCCATTATCATTAAGAAAAAATATATTTGTAAGTGGCAAAAGTTTAACTTCCAATAACTGGCCAATGAGTTCTCCTGTTGGTAATAGGATACACCCAATAACAGGAAAACTAAAATTTCATGCTGGAGAAGATTGGCCTGCACCGTCTAATTCACAAATTACTTTACGTGGAGGAGTTAAATTTGTAAAATATATTCCAGAGGGATCTGATCCTAGATATTCTGGATATGGTAATGTCAGTGTTATACAAGATACTGACGGAAAACAATATTTTATGGGTCACTTGAATGCTGGTCCATCTAATCTTTCTGCATTAGTGCAGAGACAGCAACAACAATTGTCTAAAAAAATTCCTGGTGGAACTAATGCAGAAAAAGTTTGGAATTTCTTTAAAAGTAAAAAATATGATGGAAAACCTTTAAGTGATTTTGCTGTTGCAGGTATTATGGGAAATGCCCAGCAAGAAAGTGGATTTAATCCAACAATAGCACATTCCATGAAAGGAAATGGTGGTAAGTTTATTGGAATATTCCAGTGGGGAAATAAAGGAAATGGTGATAGATGGGGAAATTTAAAGAAGTGGGCAAAGAATAATGGAGATTTAGATCCAGAAAGTATTGATACTCAATTAAAATTTACATGGGTTGAATTGGGTGGATCTTATGGTCATGTTCTCCCTAAACTACAAGCAGCAAGAACCCCAGAAGAAGCAGCAAAAGTTTGGTATGATGATTATGAAGCAGCATCACATGGTCTTTCTAATAGACAAAATTATGCAAAAGGATTTTACACAAAATATAAAGGTAAAATCGGACAAAAAGCTGCTCCAGTTGCAGCACCATTAACAAAAACTCAACAACTTGAAAAAAATATTGTTGAAACTATGGTTGAAAAATATGGTACTAGGAATATGACAGTTGGAGATAAAAATATTACTGTTGAAAAATCCGGAGATAAAAATATTTTAAAAATAACAACTGGTGGTATATTTGGTATAGGTGCCAAAGAATTGCAGTTAAATGAGACTTTATTAAATAATCTTTTATTTGAAATAAGAAAAAAAGCACAATCAGTCCAACCAGTTCAAACTCCACCACCATCGACCGAAGGTGCTGGAGCAAGAGGATATGGTGGAGCAAATGCAAGTAATGATTTAGTTATCGTAAAAGAAACATTAGTTGCCGTTGTTGAGAGTCCACCCGAAGTAATTACTAATACGGTAAATAATTATGTTCCAATTTTGATTTCTCAAAATTCTTCTGCTTCAAGAAGTTTAAGATCTACACTTTCATAAAAACATGGCAAGTTTTTCAAGAGCATCTCAATATAAAGAAATTAAAATTACTAGAGATAATACTAGCATTTATATAGATTGGAAAACAGTCAATTTTTCTTATTATGAAAGTATCTTTTCACCCATAGTTACTGCAAGTTTAACATATGTTGATACTGGAGATCTTGTTCGTTCAAATAAATCTGTAGACGTTCAGGAAAGAACTGGAACGTTATTGGAAGCACTTCCCATTCAAGGTAGAGGAAAAGAAAAAATTTCTTTCAAAATAGAAAATGCTTCTGGTGAACTTGATTTTACTTCAGCACCGATGCTTGTTTCTGATCCAATACCTGTTTTTCAAGATGATACTAGAGAAAGTGTAAGATTAAATTTACTTTCAAAATATTCTACTATTAATGAAAACATAAATTTATATAAAAAATATTATAACACAATTTCAAGTTCTGTTCAAAAAATTTTAACAGAAGAATTAAAAATACCAACTGAAAAATTAAAAATTGATGCAACTTCTAATAGTTCTTCTATTAGTGGATCTGGGCAAAGACCATTTGATGTTATTATTAATGCTGCTACTAAATCTTTATCTTCTTCGGGAGGACCTGGATTTTTCTTCTGGGAAACTAGAGAGGGATTTCATTTCAAGTCAATAGATGACATGATATCTTCAGAGTCTGTTCAAACATATAATTATCATAATGTTGCCACAAGTAGTCTTGATGATCCAAACACAAATTATAGAATTTTAAATGAACCTAGTTATAAAAATAATTCAAATCTGTTAAATGATTTAAGAGTAGGTCTTTATAGATCTAAAAATGTATCTTTTGATTTTAGTACTTTTGAATATAAGCAAGAATTTCTTAATCTATCTAAAAGTGGATTTAAAACATTAGGAAATTATGCGGATTATTCAAATACTTTTGATGAAAGTGAAAGTTTTACGAGAACCAACTTTTTTATACTGGATTCTGGTTTAACTAATCCTGGTATAACTACGTTTATTGATAATAACGAAAGGTTTTATCTTCCTCAATCCTTATCAAGATATAATTTACTTATGAGTCAAGTGCTAGATATTACTATTCCTTGTAATTTAAAATTAAAAGCTGGAGATGTTATAACCTGCGAATTTAAAAAAAGATCTACTAGTGATTTAAGTTCTGGATCTATTGGTCAGCTTCAAAGTGGAAGATATATTATTACTCATTTGTGTCATAATTTTACTCCAAAAAGATCATTTTCTTCATTACGAATAGTTCGTGATACACCTGGAATATATACAAATAAGTAAATAACTAAAAATGTTTAATCCCGGATTTTTTGGTAAGTCGCCACCAAAATGGTTTATAGGACAAGTTCCTTTAGGACAAACCGTCAATAAAGATGATCCAAATGGTTGGGGTGATAGAGTAAAAGTTAGGATTGTTGGTTATCATCCTGCAGAAGGGAATAAACTTGCAGACAAAGACTTGGATTGGGCTCTTATATTAAGAACGACTAGTCATGGTTCTCTAAATAGAATGAGCACAGGTATAACTGGAGGAGAATGGGTTATTGGTATTTTTATTAATGCCGATTTACAGAAACCTTTACCTTTAATACTTGGAGTTCTTGGTAGAAGTGATTCAAAATATGAAATTACTTCTTCGGAAGCAGAGGCAAAACAAAGTTCCGAATTTAAAAAAACTTTAAATTGGTATGGATCTGTTGCTCCTCAATTGCACCATAGTTTAAGTGGAAAACAACCAGGAAAAAAAGCAGAGCAACAAAATAATTTAGTCATACCAAATAATTTTTTTAGAAAATAAAGAGGTCGTATAATTAATATGAAAAATGCAACATCTTTAAATCATGACTTAAATTTTGGATACGATAACATTAAGTATGAAGAAGGTGTGGCATTTTTTAATGATGCCGCATCTAAAGGATTAGTAAGATCTTGTTATGCGGACACAAATTCTTATCAGTCTTATCTGGAAATGTGCCAGATACCACATGGCAAAGCTCAACCATGTGGAAAGGATACCTTTGGAAAAATTTATAGGGCACTAAAGAAATTTTTTATAGTTTTAAGAGGTCTTAAAAAATATCTTGATAAGTATGTAAATCAAACTCTAAATGCCATACAAAATTTACAATCCGAAATACAAGCAACCATACAAGAAATAGTTGGTGTACTCAAAACATTAGTTCATAGAGCACGAGAATGGGTTCTTAAAAAAATAAAAAAAGGTATAGAAGATCTTATAGACAAAGCAACTACTCCGCAAAGTACAGAACCAAAAAAAGCTTTATTATCTAAAATTATAGATGAAATATTTTGTAGATTTGAAGATATTATTGCGGGATTATTTAATTTAGTAGGAGACTTTTTATATTCTCTAATAGGTAAAGTTATAAATGTTCCTTTTTGTGCTGTAGAGTCTTTTATTAATGCTCTTTTAAGTAAACTGCTTAATGATATTGATAGGGCTTTAAAACCATTTTTTGATCAAATTAATAAAGCATTAGCACCAGTTTCCAAGATAATGGGATCTGTATTTCAGGTTATAGATTATATACTTGGATTTGAAGGATTTTTATGTGAAAAACCAGAATGCAATGATGAATTAAAAGAATTTGAGGCTGGTCCATGGGGAAGACCTCAAAATACTAAATCTGATAATTGGTCTAACTTTTCTTTTAGTTCTGGTATTAGTAAAAATGTTAATGGGTGGATGAATGACTTTTTTGGTGCTGGAAAAGGTGGGAATTATGTTTCCCCTGGTGGTTGTTATGCTGGAGATTTTAATTGTGGAGTTAATGTTGAAATTTTTGGGGGAGGAGGTTCTGGAGCTGCTGGAGCTGCAGTTGTTAATAAGATAGGACAAATTGTAGGTGTTAATTTATTTAATAGCGGTTCAGGATATACTTCTCCACCTTTCGTAAGTTTTGTTGACCCTGGTGGTTGTGGTAATAATGCTTCTGGACATGCAAATATTGAAAATGGTGAAATAATAGATATTCCTATTGATAATCCAGGAATAGGTTATACTGATACATATCCTTTGTCCCCAGTTGTAAGAGATTTTATTGCCAATCCCAGTTCTGTAGAAGTTGGGAAATCAATATTATTTACTTGGGACACTGAAAATGCAACAAATGTCTCATTATCATCTAAAGATTATACTCTCACTGGTTATTCTAAACTTTCTCTTGATGGATCGCAAATTGTTGGAATTAACTCAAGTGATATTAGTTTTCCTGCAGGAAAAACAAGCACATTTATTACTTATACTCTTACTGCCAATAAAACTGTTGTTGGGTGGGGAGAGCAAAATGTTTATAAGGATGTTAAAGTCGAAGTTTATTTACCAGGATCAACTCCATCTTCACCAACACCAAGTACTACATCTACGTCTTCACCATCGATATACAGTTTTGAGGCAACTCCACAATTGGCAAAAGTTGGAAATGTTGTCAAATTTAATTGGCAAACATTAGATACTACTTCTGTTCAATTGGGTTTATCTAATGGCACGGGTTCTGTAACCCCAATTTATGATAATTTAGTTCCTAACGGAGCAGCATCCATAGTCTTGCCTAATGATTTAACATTTCCTAGTGATGGGTCAAATATTAAAAATACTTACGTTTTAACTGCAATTAATAATAAAGCTCCTGCAGGAAAAAATACTGATGTTAAAAATACTATTGTAGAAATAGTTTCCCCAAAAACTCTTTTACCAGATTGGGACGGTACAAAACCAGTTACTACACCTACTGGAACTGGTAATAATATTGATTTAACTGGAACTATACCAACAGATTCAACTCAAAAAGATAAGGAATTTAGTAGTGGTAGTTTGGAGGATTTTGGAAAAACAAAAGATAATATACCCACCGATAATAACCAACAATTAAATAATAATCAAGATGAAACAAGAGATCCAACTATCAATAATACTGGTGGTGGAAATGATGGAACTAATAATCTAAACAATTTTTTACCAAGTGGAGATCAACTTTCTGGTGGTGGCGCTGGTATTGATCCAACAGGAGATTCAACTGGTGCTGGAACTGGTACTGAACCTGGTGGTGTCATTGGTGCTGATACTGGTGCTGGTGCTGGTGTTGATACTGGTGCTGGAACTGGCACTGGTACTGGTGGAACTGCGATTGGTGGTGAAACTGGCGTTGGTACTGGTGGTGATACAGGTGCTGGTGGTAGTGCTGGAAATGAAGTTATATCAGAAATTAAAAGTATTGAAATTATTAGCACAGGAACTGGATATTCTCCAAATGATAAAGTTCAAATTATTGGGGGAAATAATGGTGCAGAATTGGAGATTGAAACCACACCATCCGGTCAAATAATTAACATAAAAGTTATATCTGGTGGTTATGGTTTTGTAACTATTCCACAAATTAGAATAAATACCGTAGATGGACTTGGTGCCAAATTCAGACCAGTGCTTCGTTTTATTCCTGCTTCAAGATTTACTCAAAGAGAATTGGACCGTATAGGAACAGATAAACTTTTAAGAGTAGTAGACTGTGTATTAAAATAATGTCCCAACAAAAAGCTCCAGATTTTACTATAGCAAATAATCCACATGCATTTATTCACTGTGGACCTGTAGGTCCAGAAGGAGTTGATGACGGTAGAGATTTTAGTATAGTAACTGCTTCAAATAATCATTGTGTATGGCATAGTAATGGATACAAAATTGAGCAAATACAAAAAGGTTATCATGAAGTTTCTGGTCATACTTTAGATGTTACTCAAAAAGAAGCAATTGCCAGATCTATTATTGCAAAAAATGGCGATCTTGTTCTAAATGCTGAAAGAGGAACTATCTATCTAAAAGCTAAAAATATACATTTAGAAACCTCTGGAGGAGATAAAGAAGGTAATTTTTTAGTAACTTCTAATGGTTTTATAGTTCTTACATCAACGCAAGAAGTTCGTTTGGCAGGAAGTAGAGTTTGTATAACTGGAACATCTGGAATTAATATTGTAAGTTCTAATTTTATAAACATGTATGGAAAAATGAATACAAAAGGACCAAAAACTTTAAGTTCTATTAAAGATTTACTTTCTGGAAATTGGTCTTCTCTTGTGGATGGTCTTTCAAAAAGTTGTGGGGAGGTTGAAATAGTATAATGCCAGCACATAATATAGATTCTCTTTCAACTTCATATTTGGAAGTTTTTAACCCAACTCTTGGAGCAGCTTTAAATGTTCCGAGTTCCTTTATACCTCCAGGATCAGCAAACATTTATCAGTGTTTTATTGGATCTGCTTATAACAAAGTTGTAAATGCTTCATTAGTTGTTGGGGCAAATGCTACAAATCCACAAGCACTTCAAGTAACTGGTCAAAGCAGACTTCAAGGAAGAGTGGAAATATGGGGAGATCTTATAGTTCAAGGAATTTCTGCTCCTACTCCAGGATCTGGTCTTACAAAAACTCCAGGATCAACAGAAATTGGTGGAAAAGATTTTAGAGTTACTGCACTTTCAACAGAATTTACAAGTACAAAATTTGCAGTAAATTCTTCATCTACAGTTAGTCTTTATTGTTCAAAAGGAGTTGATATTTCTGGGGGAAAATTTATAGTTGGTTGCCCTAAAATTAATCTTAATGGCACAGTAACTGTTCCTATGGCAGGAGATGTTGGTGCAGCAATTCTTGAATTGAGAGCTTCTAAAAAAACTTTCGATGTTACCCATCCAAATAAACCTGGGTATAGATTAAGACATGCTTGTGTGGAAGGACCAGAAGCAGCAGTTTACGTTCGTGGTGTGTTAAATAATACTAATAATATTGAACTTCCAGATTACTGGAATGGTTTTATTGATCCAGAAACAATTACTGTAAATCTTACTCAAATTGGACACAGTCAAGATTTAATTGTTGAAAAAATAGAATGGGGTAAAAAAATTATTATTAAATCTGGAAACGGTACAACTATCAATTGTTATTATCAAGTTTGGGCAGATCGTTTAGGTGAAAAATTAATTGTCGAATATCAAGGTGAAACTCCAGATGATTATCCAGGTGAAAATTCAACATATTCAATCGCAGGTTGGACATACGATAGAAGAAACTCATGACCAAAATTAGAATCTATCATACCGATAGACCGCCCGAAGATCTATCAGATTTAGAAATTGATAATCTTTATGTCGGTACTGGTGTTACCATATATGGTAGTGTTGGTATTGTTAGTGCAGTTTCTTTCTATGGTGATGGATCTAATTTATCTAATGTTGGTATAGAAGTAAGTGAAATAGATACTTTAAATGGTAATGCAATATTAAATGTTGTTGAAAATGTAAAGGCAATCCGTTTTGATACAGATTCTGGATTTGATGTAACTGATTTAGGTAATGGTGCTGTGCAGATTGCACTAAACAGCACATTTAAATTTTGGGAAGTTGAAGGACAACCAACACTTATTGCAGAAGGTCTTGATACTGTAAAAATTGTAGCTGGTGTTGGAATTGCAATTACAACTCAAAATATTGAAGATGATAAAAGAATAACGATTACTGGAACTCTTGGGGCACAAGGTGTTCAGGGTACTATAAGTAATTTCCAAGGAACTCAAGGTCAACAAGGAACTCAAGGTACTCAAGGTCAACAAGGAACTCAAGGTACTCAAGGTCAACAAGGTACTCAAGGACAGCAAGGCATTCAAGGAGTATTGGGAAATTTCCAAGGAACTCAAGGAATACAGGGAAGACAAGGTACTCAAGGTCTACAAGGTAATCAAGGATTACAAGGTAATCAGGGTATTCAAGGATTTCAAGGTACTCAGGGTGTAATATCAAATTTCCAAGGTGCTCAAGGAATACAAGGAAGACAAGGCACTCAAGGCACCGGAGTTCAGGGAAATCAAGGAATTATTGGTGAGAAAGGAAATAGTGGGGATAAAGGAGGAGTTTTTTATAGATTTATTTCCAATACAGACACAACAGATCCTGGTAGTGGACAATTTAAATATAACAATTCGAACATATCTTTAGTAAATAAAATTTACATCGATGACGTAGATTTTCTTGGCAATAATCAACAATCTTGGTATTCAACTTGGATTCAAGAAGGAATAGGATATTTGTATGTCATTCAATCTTCGGCATCCGGAACTGTTGTTAATATTTGGAAAATTATCAATGCAACTAGATATAGTTTTATTTCTACTTATTGGGAAATAACAGTTACATATGTTTCTGGAATTCTTCCTTCAAACAATACTACATTTTCTTTAAATTTTTCCTCTTCAGGTATTCAAGGACTTCAAGGAACATTAAGTAATTTCCAAGGCACTCAAGGACTTCAAGGTCTACAAGGATTGCAAGGTATTCAAGGAGTTCAAGGCAATCAAGGAGTTCAAGGTAATCAAGGAGTTCAAGGTAGGCAAGGTACACAGGGAGGACAGGGAACTCAAGGTGTAATTGGGAATTTCCAAGGCACTCAAGGATTACAAGGATTACAAGGAATACAAGGAAGACAAGGAATTCAAGGAGTTCAAGGCAATCAAGGAGTTCAAGGTCCATTAAGTAATTTCCAAGGCACTCAAGGATTACAAGGTCCTCAAGGTACTCAAGGCAATCAAGGAGTTCAAGGTCCATTAAGTAATTTCCAAGGTGCTCAAGGAATTCAAGGTCCACAAGGAAGACAAGGATCTCAAGGATCTCAAGGTACTCAAGGTACTCAAGGTAATCAAGGACTTCAAGGTGTAATTGGGAATTTCCAAGGCACTCAAGGATTACAAGGATTACAAGGAATACAAGGAAGACAAGGAATTCAAGGTCCATTAAGTAATTTTCAAGGAATACAAGGAACTCAAGGACTTCAAGGTCTACAAGGGAGACAAGGAATTCAAGGTCCATTAAGTAATTTCCAAGGTACTCAAGGAGTTCAAGGCAATCAAGGACTTCAAGGTCCACAAGGAAGACAAGGAATTCAAGGCAACCAAGGTACTCAAGGAGTTCAAGGCAATCAAGGACTTCAAGGTCCACAAGGAAGACAAGGAATTCAAGGCAACCAAGGTACTCAAGGACTTCAAGGACTTCAAGGTAATCAAGGACTTCAAGGCAACCAAGGCACTCAAGGACTTCAAGGCAACCAAGGTACTCAAGGAGTTCAAGGCAATCAAGGACTTCAAGGACTTCAAGGTAATCAAGGACTTCAAGGCAACCAAGGTACTCAAGGAGTTCAAGGTAATCAAGGATTACAGGGTAATCAAGGACTTCAAGGCAACCAAGGCACTCAAGGACTTCAAGGACTTCAAGGTAATCAAGGACTTCAAGGACTTCAAGGTAATCAAGGACTTCAAGGCAACCAAGGTACTCAAGGACTTCAAGGACTTCAAGGCAACCAAGGTACTCAAGGATTACAAGGTCTTCAAGGCAACCAAGGTACTCAAGGATTGCAGGGTAATCAAGGTCTTCAAGGCAACCAAGGTACTCAAGGATTACAAGGTCTTCAAGGAGTTCAAGGCACTCAAGGATTACAAGGATCTTTAAGTAATTTCCAAGGTACTCAAGGATTACAAGGTCTTCAAGGAGTTCAAGGCAATCAAGGAGTTCAAGGTCCATTAAGTAATTTCCAAGGCACTCAAGGATTACAAGGACTTCAAGGTACTCAAGGGAGACAAGGACTTCAAGGTACTCAAGGTACTCAAGGAAGACAAGGTACTCAAGGTCTACAAGGTAATCAAGGATTACAAGGATCTTTAAGTAATTTCCAAGGCACTCAAGGATTACAAGGTCCTCAAGGTACTCAAGGGAGACAAGGATTGCAGGGTGCTCAAGGTACTCAAGGTCTTCAAGGTTTTCAAGGTACTCAAGGTCTTCAAGGTACTCAAGGTCTTCAAGGTAATCAGGGCACTCAAGGATTGCAGGGAGCACAAGGTAGATCTGCATTTGATGTATTTGATGATGTTTCAAGCGATGTTATTTTTTATCCATCAATACTACCAATTACTAATGCATCAATTTCTACGGTAACAACTTCTTCAGAAAAATTAGTTTTTAACCCATCATCTGGGAGCATTGGAATTGGAACAAGTGTTATCACAAATACATTGACAGTTGTTGGAACTGCAACTGCTACAAATTATTATGGTAACGGTGAAACATTAGTAGGAATTGTGACTCAAATTGTTCCAGGAATTGGAATTGATATTTTCGAATCTCAAATTCCGGGTAAAGGTAAAGTTGAAATACAAGCATATAAACCAATTGGTAGAACAATTTACGTTTCTATGACTGGAGATGATAATAATACTGGATTAGCAGAAAATTATCCAAAGAGAACTATAAAAGCAGCGGCATCAGTTGCAGTTTTTGGTGACACGATTAAAATATTCCCAGGAACTTACGTTGAAGACAATCCAATTGTTCTGGCAAAAACAGTTTCTGTTGAAGGGACAGAATTGAGAAATTGTGTAATTACTCCTAGAAATAGAAATCAAGATATGTTCTATGTGAATAATGGTTGCCATATTACCGATGCAAGTTTCATCGGACCATCAATGACAAATGGTGCGGCAGTTGTTGCTCTTCAACCATTACTTGGTGTCGCAACTGATAGATTTTTTGATGCTTCCAGGATGATTAGATTTAATTTGAGATATATTGCAAAAGAATCTGTTGGATTCTTAACAAGTGGATTCAGTGGATTTGCTGGTGGACATAGAGAACAAGATGCTGCAAAATTAATCGATTCAAACTTAAACTATATTTCTGCAGAGGCAGTTGGATTCTTAACATCATCTTCTGGATATAATTTTACTTTAAACAATAGCGATTATACTAACTGTAGAGAAGATGTTGTTAGCATTATGAATGCTATTTCCTATGATTTAAAAGCAAATAGCAATCGCAAATCTATTGGTGCTGGTTATTCATACTTTAATAATTCTGGTGGATTAATTCACATTACTGGAATTGGTGTTTCGCAAGCAACTATTGCTGCTCTTGATTATGCTGCTGGAATTGCAACTCATGTTATTAATAATTTAACTCCTCCCATTTCTTATCAGGGAGTTGGAAATAGTGTATCTCAGGTTAAAAATCTTTCAGTCATTCAGGTTGAAGGTGGGTGTGTGGGCGTAGGAACAACCATTAGGAAATTGGTTGGAATTGTAACTAATATGATTGGTGCAGGAACAACATTAAATGCTCCACCAGTTAGATATGGTGTTACATTAGAAAGTCATGATTGTGCAGACGATGTTGTAGATATTTGGAAGTGTATTATTCATGATATTACCAGAGGTGGAAATTCAAGATCTGTTGCTGCGGGTAAAGCATATTATAATGATGATTGGAGTTTAAAAACTGGTATTCTTAAAAATCCAGAAGAAGTTAAACAGACTATATCAACTATCGATTATTCTTTTAATATTGCACGTGCAGTAATTAACAACGTTACTTGGGGAGGATATCCAGTTGGTTTAGGAACAACCGTTGTAAATGCGTTTTACGATAATAATACTGGAATTACTACAATTACAGCCATTAATCATGGTCTTATTAGAAATGATTCGGTTAAGATTATTGGATTAGAATTTTCTTGCCCATCTGGACCAACATCATTAATATATCCTACTGGATCTTTGGGATATATCTTTAATGTTAATAAAGTTGTTGGGGTGAATACATTTGAAGTTGTAGTTGGACAATCAACTTTACCTCATACCTACGTTTCTGGGGGAACAATTCAAAAATATACTAATTATCAGAATGAATTTACACAAATAAAAGATCTTTCTATGCAAATTGATCCAGATACTGGATTTAATAATGCAATTAATGGATGCGCTAACGTCGTATCTGCTCTTAAATCTTGTGTTGGAGTAGTAACTTCAATTGTAGGACTTGGTTCAACCGCATTTTCAACTGTTGGATTTAATACTACATATCCAGGAAATAGAGGAAGAGGATTTGAAACTATTTCTGGAATTACTAGTGCTGTTTATGAAGAAACTTCTGGTAAAACTACCGTTAAAGCACCGGGATTATCAGTTAAAGTTGGTGATTTAATTGAAATTAGAGATTTAACTTTCTCTTGCTCATCTGGTGGTCCCGTATCAACTCAAAAGTTTCCATCTGGTTATTATGGATATGAATTTTATGTATCAAAAATAAATTCAGACAGTTCTTTTGATATTTACACTGGAATTTCAACTATTCCTCATGATTATGTTTCTGGTGGATATATTATTAATCGTTCAATAGGAATTACTAGTGCATTATATGACAATTTAACTGGTATTACTACAATTACTGCTCCTGGTATTTCTGTAAAAACTGGAGATATTGTAACGTTAAGAGATCTTGAATTCTCATGTTCAAGTGGTGCGGCAACAACTACAATATATCCAACTGGAAATAATGGATATACTTTTGAAGTTCTTTCTGTTCCTGGTGTTGGAAACACTTTTACAGTAAATGTTGGTAAATCTACAATTCCCCACAATTATGTTTCTGGTGGTGTTGTATTCCCACCATATTCAAAAGGAGTTGGACCAATTACACAAGGTCCTTATGTAAGAAACTGCACTAACTTTATTGGTGATAGTATTGGAATGAAAGTTGATGGATTTGCTGCGGAACCAGGAGATCAGGAAGATATTGGTGTAACTGGAACGATGAGTGTTGACTCATATACTCAATATAATCAAGGTGGTATTGGCGTTTCCATTACAAATGGTGCTTATACTCAATTAGTTTCAATCTTTACTATTTGTGATGATATTGGAATCTTTACAAAGTCTGGTGGGCAATGTGATATTACAAACTCAAACTGTTCATTCGGAAATTATGGATTAGTTTCTGACGGTGTTGGTGATTATACCTCAAAATCAATCTACAGATATACTGGAGAAACTGTAGGGACGGCAGAGATTGAAACAGACACTGTAACTATTTCTGGATTAGGAACGCAAAGACCTTATGACGGTCAAGCAATTTATTTTGGAGAATTATACTATCAGGTTAATTCTATTAATGTTACTAATGGTGGAAGTGGATATAATCCAGCAAATCCCCCAAACGTAATCATAGAATTTCCAGAAGGACCAAGTGGAATTCGTGCAGAAGGTTCTGCGAATGTTGATCAAAATGGTACCATAACTTCAATTGATGTAATTGCAAATGGAAGTCAATATTTAGACCCTCCGTCTATTACAATTACGGATATTCCTGGTGGATCTGGAGTTAATGCGACCGCAGAAGCAGTTTTATATCCATTATATTACACTATTACAACAGCAACTTTACCTGTTAGTGGAATTTCTACCGTAGTTTTAACTCAAAATCTAAATAATACAGTTGGCGCTGGAACGACAGTTTATTTCTCAAGATTAAGTTTACAAATTGCAACTTCAATTTCTTTAGAATGGGTTGGATCTGGAACAAATATTAATACTGCAAAACCTGCTTTGGGTGGAGTAACTATTCAGGAAAATGAAGTTGATAAACGTAATGGTGGTCAAGTTGTATACACCAGCACTAATCAGGCAGGAAACTTCCAAATCGGTGATGGTGTTGTAATTAATCAATTAACTGGAACCATTACTGGAAGAGCGTTCAGTCAAAGTCTGTTAAATACAGTAACACCTCTAATTATTGCATTAAGTTAGAAACATGGCAGCAATTGCACTTAATAAATTCCGAACAATTAGAGTTGGTATTACAACAAGTAATGTTGGAATATACACTTGTCCCATTGGAGTATCATCAATCGTCATTTTATCACAAGTAGCAAACATATCAACTGGTGCTGCAAAAAGTACCTATACGGTTACTGCAACACACTCAAGAACAAGTGAAGTTCAAGCAGATTATATATTTGCAAATTCAGTTTATGTTCCTCCAAATGATGGAGTTAATTTAGTTTCTGATGGAAGAATGGCATTAGAAACAAATGATGTTATAAAAATTCAAGCAAATCAAAACGGAGTTTTGAATTTAATTCTTAGTGTATTGGAAACAGCAAAGCAATAATATAAATTATGAAATATAATTCAGGTAGAGTTAAAAAATTTGATAGATTAGGAATCACATCCGACAGATACGAATTTTTAGGATTAGAACAATCTGAACCAGATTTAGGAGACCCAAAAGTTGGTGTTTCTTCTGTTGGTGTTAATCCTGTTCCTCCTGGTGATCAATATGTATTAATTGCAGTTGATGGATATGAAGGAAAAAGATATTGGGTAAAATCGACTGATCAAACTGGCGCTGGTATTCAGGGATCTCAAGGTACTCAAGGTCCATTAAGTAATTTTCAAGGAACACAAGGAACTCAAGGACTTCAGGGAACTCAAGGGCCTCAAGGTAGACAAGGATCTCAAGGTACTCAGGGGGTAATTGGTAATTTTCAAGGTACTCAAGGTTTACAAGGACTTCAAGGATTACAAGGTCTTCAAGGACTTCAAGGAACGCAAGGACTTCAGGGAACGCAAGGACTTCAGGGTAGGCAAGGACTTCAGGGTAGTCAAGGATCCCAAGGTACTCAGGGGGTAATTGGTAATTTTCAAGGTACTCAAGGTTTACAAGGACTTCAAGGTAATCAAGGACTTCAAGGACTTCAAGGACTTCAAGGTCTTCAAGGACTTCAAGGCAACCAAGGTACTCAAGGACTTCAAGGCAACCAAGGTAGGCAAGGCACTCAAGGATTACAAGGTATTCAGGGAATTCAAGGTAGGCAAGGCACCCAAGGAAATCAAGGATTACAAGGATCTTTAAGTAATTTTCAAGGTACTCAAGGATTACAAGGACTTCAAGGTACTCAAGGACTTCAAGGTTCATTAAGTAATTTTCAAGGTACTCAAGGACTTTCTGGTAAAATTGGTCTTGATGGTGCTCAGGGTAATCAAGGATTGCAAGGTACTCAAGGATCTGAAGGTAGTCAAGGTGCTCGTGGATCTCAAGGTTCTCAAGGTTCTCAAGGTCTTCGAGGTGAATCTGCAGAAGCTACTACACCATCCACAATAACAGTATACAATTTTATTTGTTCCGAAGGTCAATCAGAATTTAGTGCCTCTGCTAGTCCATGGTATAGTGTAGGATTTATAAATGTATATTTAAATGGATCTCACTTATCGTTGTCAGAATATACTGCAACAGATAACATTCATGTAAATTTAAACGATCCTGCAAGTTCAAATGATGTTGTTGATGTTGTTGTTTATGATTTAGGAAATTATGTTAGAGGAGATACTGGAGTTCAAGGAGCATTAAGTAATTTTCAGGGTACTCAAGGAGTAGGTAATCAAGGTCTTCAAGGCACTCAAGGATTAAGTAATCAAGGTGTTCAAGGAGTATTGAGTAATTTTCAAGGTATTCAGGGTAATAGTGGCGCTCAAGGTCCCGAAGGACCTCAGGGGGAATCAGGTCAAACTGGAACAAATACAATAAATATATACGACGATTCTGCTAATCCAAATGAAAATAGGTATGTTGGAATATTGTCAACAACTTCAGGATCAACTGATACACTTTTTGTCCACTCAAATAGACTAGTATTTAATCCATCATCTGGAACCTTAACTGCAATTGATTTTAACTCAGCATCGGATGAGAATTTGAAATACAATATAAAAGAAATTGAAAATTCTATTGAAAAAATAACCAAATTAAAGGGTGTAAGTTTTAATTGGAAAGGTACAAATAATTCATCAATAGGTGTCATAGCTCAAGACATTGAAAAAATATTTCCTGAACTCGTATTTTCTACAAATGGACAAAAAACTGTTAACTATAATGGTTTGATTGGATTATTGATATCTGCAGTCAAAGAATTAAATGAAAAGATAGAAAAAATAAATAAATTTTAATTATAAAGATGCATATTTATAATTTTTCTACATATTATATCGGAATATAATAAAAAATGTCAGAACAAGATTTTCATATTAGTAGAATTGCTGACTCTTTGTCTGGTGAATTATCTAAATTAGAAGATTTAGTTGATATAACAACTGCAGAAATTTCTGGTTTAGAGGGTCAATTTTATGAAGATATAATATCTCAAAATCCAGACGGAACTTGGTCAAAACAAAGATTTATTATTGAGAGAGATACTTCAACTGCTGAGCAAAAAATCCAAAAAGAAGCAGAAGATAAGAAAAAATTAGCGGTAAATTATAAAGAAGTTTCAATACCATATGATGAAAAAATATTTAATTGGAATAAAAATATTAATGATAAAAAATTAGAAATAGTTAGTTTATTTAATGCTGCAAATTTGGCGAATTGTCAACTTAAAAATTTTGTGCCGAATTCTGATACTTTACTCGTAAACTGTGTTGCTGTTGGTATAGGGTCCACAGTATATGCGGATGATGTTTATGTAAATAGACATCCAAATATAGACGAATTAAATTTTACGGATGGTGATACTTATAAAGTTACATCTTCTTTAATTGGTAATGATGTATATGGATCTGGATTCGAAAATGTTTCACGTATAAATTCTGGATCAAGTTTAGGTAATTTTGTATCAATAATAGATGGAGCATCTTTTTGTGTTGGATGTGCAAATTCAATTAAACAATTAGCCACTGATATAGAAAATTTAAGAAAGGAAAGAGATACTGCTATTTCTACTGTTAATGTTTTAAAAACAAATAAAGATGAAACGGAATTTAGTTTATGGGCATTATCTAATTTTAGATCAGATGTTTTAGCTAAAAATCTTATTAAAACCCAGATTAGTAATATTACAAATATTGTTGAAGATATTGTACTTGATAAATTATTTGTTTACATTGATGCTGCCAGAACGTATAGTATTTCAACTAAAACTAACACATTAACTGGTGTAAACATAATTACCGAAATAGATAATTTGGGCAGTGACGGAACAGTAATCACCTTAAGAAATAAAGATTTTTACCCTTCCTATGATACTTTAGATGGTCCTTCTATTTGGTTTAATGAATATGGAATTACTGGGAAATATTTTGATTTTCCAAAATCTTATGTTCTTAATTTAGGCGAAGCGATTGATGAATGTGGTCAAAATGATTTATTTGGAGATGCTTCATTTAGTATGGAAGCATGGATAAAAATAACTGATACCTCTTACCTGTCTTCAAATATTGTTACTGGTGGTGCAAGTATTGTTGGAGTAGCATCCACTGCTGGTTTTGGATTACAAGTATATGAACCAGAAACTGATAAAGTAGTAGTTAATTTCGGATCTAGAGGATCTGGAAGTTTAGATAGTACATCCGAAATACAAGTTGATTATTGGTATCATGTTGTTGGAGTCAGAGAAAAAAATGTGGGATCTAAATTATACATAAATGGTGTTCTTGAATCATCTACAAATGTTGTTGGTATTGCAGCAACTTCTTTATATATTACTAGACCAGTTGCTGGAACTGTAATGAGAGTTGGTTTTTGTACAAATACATATATTAATCAATACTTTCCTGGAAAAATATCAGCAATTAGGTTATATTCAAAAGCTTTAACCGAAACAGAAGTTCTTAAGAACTTTAATGCCTCAAAATCTAGGTATACTCTTTTCACCACCTGATGAACTGGCACACACCCCCTTGACATCTCACAGCAGAGAACCTATAATATGAGGGTAATCAAACAAATCCCACACATGCCTTCTAATACTGAAGAATATCTCACACGATGTGTTGTTGATACTCTTGCTCGTAAATTTTACTTATATTCCAGTGAAGGTGGTGAAAAAGTAGTTGAATGTGATACTGTTGATCAATTTATGAACGTGTTGGATGTAGTGCGAGTACAGTTAGATGAAGAAACTCTTGTATATTCCAATCCTTTTTAAGATATGAAAACCATTACAGTAGAAGAACTTCAGAAAGATTTTGAAGAAATACTTACTCAAGTTGAACAAGGACACCAATTTATTATTGAAAGTGAAAAAGGTGATGTTCTTTTGATGCCTTATAAAATTTATGATTATAATGAACCTTCTAATTCAGATGATGCCCTAACAAGAATTCATACTGATCACGAAGAAGGTTCCTGACAAAAAGACCCAGATCTTCTATAGTTGATCTGGTTTTAATTGCTGGTTTAGCTATCTGGTGAAAGCACCCGACTCATAATCGGATACAGGCGAGTTCGATCCTCGCAACCAGCATAAAATAAATATAAGATATGGGAAAACCCTATGTCTTATCGTATTGATCACGCATACTGCTGGTACAATAATGGCAGTATGATCGTGAAGATGTATTTTATTAATCACGTTCCTTTTACGTTTGATGAAATGCCTGACGGTCATTTATACGATCAAGATCTTTGTAGAGAAGCAGATAAGAATCGTACATTTGAACCAGAGGATTTATATAAAAGTTCTTTCTATCTTATAGACGAACAAGTACATCCTTGTTTATTTCCAATTGAGTTAGAGAACCCTGAAGATATGCCAGATGAAGATTATTATATTTTTGATGAAGAAGATTTACTGAACTAAATAAAACATAGAAATATATTGGTTCATATACTCCGATGCCTCTTAATAAGCTAGAGAATTTTATCAAGAACTATGAAGGTAGAATTCTATATGTTAATTCAAACGATTTAGATGCAACTGACAGCATTACCAACCAGGGTAATTCTTTAGCAAAACCATTCAAAACAATTCAAAGAGCGGTTATAGAGTCTGCTAGATTTTCATTTATACCTGGAGAAAACAACGATAGAAACGATAGAACAACCATTCTTGTTTTTCCTGGAGATCATATAATTGATAATAGACCAGGTTGGGGAATTCGTAAAGCTGGTGTTGCTTTGGCTGAAGCGATATCTCCATCTGGAGTTGTAAGAACTCCAGCTTCTGATGTTTTTAATTTAAGTTTACAAAGTAATTTCGATTTAACACAAGAAGATAATATTCTTTATAAATTTAATAGCGTTAATGGTGGAGTAATTCTACCAAGAGGAACTTCAATTATTGGATTAGATTTAAGAAAAACAAAAATAAGACCAAAATATGTTCCAAATCCAACTGATGAAAATGTACCAAGTTCTGCTATTTTTAGAGTAACTGGTAACTGTTTTTTCTGGAACTTTAGTTTTTTTGATGCTAATTCGGTAGAAACAGTCTATACTGATGATAAAGTATTTAATATTAATTCTGGAAATCAAGCAATTCCAACATTTTCTCACCACAAATTAACATGCTTCGAATATTGTGATGGTGTAAATATCCCATCTGGTTATGATTTAACAGATTTAGATATTTTTTATGCAAAGCTTTCAAATGCATTTAATGAAGGATCTGGAAGAGAAGTTCCATCCGCTCAAAAGTTTCCTCTATTACCTGAAGGATTTTCTAAAGTAAGGAGCGAATGGGAAATTGTAGGAGCTTTTGGAACAGATCCTGTTCTAATTTCGGACATTTATTCTGGAGATAGAGCAACACCAAACGCAATAGTAAATGTAACAACAACAACTCCACATGGTCTTACTGTAGACACTCCTATTAAAATTAGAGGAGTTAATGTTTTTGATTATAATATTTCAACTGTAGTACAATCGGTTCCAACTCCAACAACTTTTACGTACTTATTACAATCTGTTAGAAACGATCTTCCTGCAGATCCTGGCGGCGCAGCAAACGTTGTTATTGATACTGATACAGTTAAAGGTGCTTCTCCATACATCTTTAACTGTTCTTTGCGTTCTGTCTGGGGATTGAATGGAATGCATACAGATGGTGCAAAAGCATCTGGTTTCCGTTCGATGGTTGTTGCACAGTTTACTGCAATTTCACTCCAAAAAGACGACCGTGCTTTTGTAAAATATGATTCATTTAGTAAAACTTATCTAGGAATACCAATTACTAGATCTACTGGAAGTAAGTTATCTTCAGAGTCTGCATCAACAAATAGTGCTACAGTTTATCACTTAGATGCCGATGCAGTTTATAGACAAGGTTGGGAAACTTCCCACATTAAATGTTCTAATGATGCAATTATTCAGGTTGTTTCAGTTTTCGCAATTGGATTCAATAGTCATTTCGTAGCATTTTCTGGTGGTGACCAATCTATTACCAACTCTAACTCAAACTTTGGACAATTTTCACTATTAGCTGACGGATTTAAGAAAGAAGCATTTACAAAAGATAATTTTGGATACATTACTTCAATCATAACTCCTAAAGCAGTTGTTGCATCAGAGCAAACAACTGATTGGATGACAATTGACATTAATTTAACAAGTAATGTTGGAATATCAAGTCATCTTTATCTTTTTGGATTTAGAACTTTAGACAATATTCCCCCTTCTGTTGTTTCTGGTGCAAAGATTGGTGCAAGAAAAAATGAAAAACTTTATCTCACTCTTCCAGGTGTAGAACAAACTGTTACGAGTGGGACAATTTTAATGTCCGATAACGTAATTAGTGCTGGTTCATCTTGGATTGATGGATTTAATAGTTATCAAAAAGAATATAGTATATCAACATATGCAGTTGCTCCAAAATATGATACTTTATATACATCAACAATACATAAACTACAAACTGGAGAAAAAATAGTTTTTGTTAGTGATACTGGAGAACTTCCCGATAATATTCAACAGGGAGTTATTTATTATGCAATAAGAGGTGCTGGATTTCAAACATCAGAATTAAAAGTAGCAACTTCACTTACAAATGCTATTAATGGTGTTGCAATTAATGTCAGTGGTGGCGCAAATCTTAAAGTTATAAGTAGAGTAATTGATAAGGATAGTGGAGACCTTGGATCGCCAATTCAATATGACCCAAATAATTCAAACTGGTTTATTCATCTAGATCCAACTAATACAATTTACCCAAATGTCGTAAGTCTTGGTACAGCAGGGTTTGATAATGAACCAAGAACAGAAGCAACATATGTTTCCAGAATACCTGACAGTAGAAGTCTTGATGAAAGACTCTACAAAGTTAGAATAGTTATTCCAAAAGAAGCACCGAATGCCAAAGCTCCATCGGAAGGATTTGTAATTCAAGAAACCAACAAAACAGGAGTAGTTGAAACTTCAGAATTTACTTTACCTTCTATTGGTTTAAATAATTTTGATTATAAGAGAAATTACAGATTTATTAGCGTATGTTCAGAATCTAGTAAAATTGTTTCGGTAAGAACTGAAAAACCACATAAATTAAACGTTGGCGATAGAATTTTAATTAAAAATGTAAGATCTAGCACTAATACGACAGGTTTAGATAACAAAGGATATAATGGTGATTTTAAAGTAGCATCAGTAGTTGATCATAAAAACTTTACATATTCAACCACTGATATTTTTGGTATAGAACATAATGTTGGTATATTTACTGCACCAACAGAAAAAACAAGAGATTGGCCAAGAATTGAAAGGAATGATTTACAGTCTAACCTTTATGTTTATAGAGTTGAAACAATCAGCCCTTACATTTTTAATGCACAAGATGGTGTCTATCATGCTTACGTTTTAAAAGCTGATCTTCAAGTTCCAAATCACTTTACATCTTATAAGTATAGTCAAAGTGTTGTTGATTTATATCCACAGCAAGATAGAGATAATGTAGACGATAATCCACAATCAACTTTCTCTTTTGCAAAATCATCTCCATTAGGTGATGTTGTAACTAATGATCTTAAAAAGAGTCTTACAAGAGAAGCATTAGATACTTTAATTACAAGTTTTGGGGAAGGAATGATTGTTTCTTCCGCAACAACACCAGTTAGTGGAATTTCTAACATAACTTTTACTAGAGAGCACGGTCTTGGTGGTATTGTTGGATACTCTGCTTTAAGTTCTGCGTCTGGTCTTACAAATGGGACTTATTATAATGTTAGACTTCTTAATACTGACAATACTTGGAATGGTGCAACAGCAACCGTAGTTATTTCTGGTGGGGCAATAACAAGTTTACAAATTACAGATAGTGGTTGTGGATATATTTCTGGTCAAACTTTAAGAGTAGAAGGATTCAGTCCATCCACAATTACATTATCATCTGCAGTAATAACTACTCCAGTTAATAATGTTATTCAATTTAGTGGTATTGGAACAGCATCTGATAGTTTATTAAGAATTCAGAGCGTACTGTCTTCAACCCAAATTGCAGTAGCTAAAACTGCAGGAGATCCAACAATTGTACCAGGGCAATATGCAGTACAAGTTGGTCCTTCAACAATAACATCTTCTACACAATATTCTTCAGTAACTGGAATTACTACATTCACATTTGGTCTTGGACATGGATTAGTTGTTGGTAACAAATTTAAAGTTGTTGCTGATAGTTTCTCTGCTTCTAATAATCTTGGCGATTATATTGTTAGGGAAGTTGTTGGTGTTAATACATTTACTGCATTAACAAATAGAAGTCTTGATAATGCAGTTAGAATTCTGAAATATGGTATCAATTCAAATGATATTATATCAAATGCTGCGAACGAGAATATAGGATCTAGAGGGCATCATTTCTATGACAAAGAATATGCAATTCTTGATGAAAATATAAGTGCTACCGACTCCTCTGGAACGGCAACTTTTGCAATTTCTATTCCAAATGCTGGAATTTCTACTACTACTAGATTTGATCTTGGTAGTTATGTCATGATCAATAGTGAGATCATGAGAATTTCCAGTAGTTCTTTAAGTGGATCTGCAAATAACAAAATTACTGCTATTAGAGGATATTTTGGTACTACAAAAGATAATCATAGCACTGGAGCAATAATTAAGAAGATAAGACCAATTCCTATTGAACTTCGCAGACCATCTATTTTAAGAGCATCTGGACATACTTTTGAATATCTTGGATATGGTCCCGGTAACTATTCGACTGGTCTTCCACAAATTCAAGTTAAAACCTTAACAGAAAGAGAAGATTTTCTTGCACAGTCCCAGGAAAGATCTGGAGGATCAGCTCTTTACACTGGAATGAACAGTGATGGTGACTTCTTTATTGGTAATACAAAATATTCTGCACAATCTGGTGAAGAACAAAGTTTTGATATTCCAGTTGCAACAGTTACTGGTCAAGATCCAACACGATTAAGCGCACTATTTGATGAAATTATTATTAGAGAGCGTATAGTTGTTGAAGGTGGTAAATCTAAACAAATTCTATCACAATTTGATGGTCCAGTCAACTTTAGTGAAAATGTAATCTTTAATAGTGAGCAAATTAAGATTAATGCACTATTAGTAACTTCTGGTTTAGTTAAGTTTAATAATCTTGAACAATCAACTGCAATTAATAATGGAGCACTTGTAGTTAGAGGTGGTGTTGGAATTCTTAAGAATTTAAATGTAGGACAAGACTTTAGAGTTTATGGAAATACTGTATTTGAAGGTCCCGTTACATTTAATTCTGGTCTAATTCCAGAAACAGTAGAAAGTGCTTATATTGGTCAACCAGATAAACCATGGGCATCTGCTTGGATTGCAGGTGTTGGAATTGCAACTGAAGGTGTTCCTGGAGGAACTGAAGATCAAGATAGAACTATTAGAGGATTAACTGGAAATCTTATTTTAAATTCTTCTTCTGGTATAACATCAATTACAGATAATTTACAAGTTGGTGAAACTTTATTAGTCAGAGGAAATACCCAATTACAAGGAAGACTGCAAATTGATACTGGAATTATTCCAGATTCTAATGAAGAAGCTTATCTTGGAACGGCAACAACTTCATTTACCGAAGCTCATATTGCGGAAATAAATCTTGGTGTTGGACAAACATCAAAAATTAATACAAGAACTGGAAGATTATTCCTAGATTCTGCAGCAGGATTTGTTGATATTAATGATTCGGTAGAAATTTCTGGATCTTTAAAGGTTTTTGAAGGTACAACATTTAGTGGCGCTTCTGTGTTTGAAAATAATATTCTTCCTCATACAGAAACAACAACAAGCAATTCTACAATAGGCAATACAACTAGAAAGTTTTCTGCGGCATATATTGATGAAATTCAAATAGGACATAGTGATAGTAATACAATTGATACTGCATCAGGCGAATTGACATTAAATTCGGCAAATGATCAAACTACAATTAAAACAAAATTAACTGTTGATAAAAGTTCAATATTTACTGGTATCGTAACTGTAACTAATGGAATTCTTCCATCTGCGACTAATGTATGTGGAATTGGATCTACAGACAGGAGATTTAATGAAGCACATATTGATAATATTAGAATAGGATTTAGTGGAGATGCGGAAATTGATACTAGATTCAATCCACTCACATTAGATTCTGCTTCTGGAACTGTTATAGTTGATGACAATTTAGATGTTAATGAAACACTTAATGTTGATGGTAGAACTTATTTGGCTGGTCTTACTACAGTTGCGACTGGATTAGTTCCTCATCAGGACGAAGGTGCTTATTTGGGAACTGCATCATTACCATTCATGGAAGCATGGATTGGCGAAATTGGAATTGCTACAGGAACAGATAGTGACCAAAATGATAGAACTATCAAAACTGTATCTGGAAGATTATATTTAGATTCCTTTGAAGGAACCGTAGAAATTGATGACAATTTATCTGTTAATAATAATTTAAATGTTGGTGCTGATGCAATCCTCGCAGGAATTACATCAGTTTCAAAAGGAATATTTCCAACTACGCAATTAGGATGTGGAATAGGAACAGAAGCTAAACGTTTTAGTGAAGCATGGATTGGTAATATTAAAATTGGTGGTGCTGGTGTTGGTGTTGGTTTAGGACAAACAATATCAACTAGAACTGGTACATTATTTTTAGATTCTTTTGACGATTTAGTAACAATACAGGCACATACAATTATTAAATCTAGTTTAGTAGTTGAGGGTCAATCTTATTTCACAGGATTAACTACTGTTGCTGGGGATTTAGTTCCTGCTCAAGATACCGTTGGTTCTTTAGGAACTTCTGACTTAAAATTTGGTCAGGCATGGATAGGAGGTCTCAAATTATCTACTGATGATTACAATAATAATGGCATAACAGTTGGTTCTGGTGATTTATCATTAAGGGGACAACGTGCCGACACAAATGTCAATATTGAATCAATATTAGTTGCTAAAGAAACATTAACGGTTGAAAAAACATCAGAGTTTAATGATGTTTCTACTTTCAATGTTGGAATTGCTCCAGATGAGGCAAGAGGTGCCTACGTAGGAACTCCAACATTACCTTTTGCAGATGCTCATATTGGAAATATTCAAATTGCCTATGGAACTGATGGTTCTGCAGATGATGATGATAATTTAATTTCAACAGTAACCAATAACTTAAAATTAGATGGTTTAAATGGTCAAGTTGCAACTGTAAATGATCTTAATGTTGGAAGAAATTTCAGAGTCGTAGGAATTTCTACTTTTGCAAATAATACAACATTTTCTGAAACTGTATTTTTTACAAAAGATTTACATCCAGTAACAAATGAAGGTGCTTCTTTAGGAACTGATGAATTTGGATTTTCTGCTGCTTATATTGATGAAGTAGTTATTGATGTTAATAGAATATATACAGTTTTAGATGCTGGATCTGAACAACCATTAGTTCTTTCCGGATCTCCTAGTGATACAGATACTGGCGGAGGACTGGTACAAGTAAGTGCAGATTTAACTGTCGGTAGACATTTTAGATCTGCTGGAATATCAACTTTTGCATCTACATTAAATCTTGGCGGAAATATTCGTCCAGTAACTAATGCTGGAGTTTCTCTTGGAGAAAGTGATATAGTTTTTTCTGCTGCGTATATTGATAATATAATTATTAATGGTTCTACAATTACAACTAAAGCTGGAAATAACTTAACTCTTTCTGCTAATGGTGGTGCAGTTGTACTCGATGCTCCTATGCAATTAGGAATAACGACATTTATAGATAATGTTACTTTAAGGGGATTAGATAAAACCTTCATAGTAAGAAATAATACTGGTATTGAAAAATTCAAAATTGAAAGTACTGAAGGTAACACAGTCACTCAAGGAACTTTAGAATGTAAAACGACAACTACTACTCGCAATCTCACAGTAACTGGTCAAAATAGTTCCACAACACACGTAACAATTGGATCAGGATCTATAAAAACACCATCAACTAGCACTACAAGTGGATCATTAGTTGTTTATGGTGGTGTTGGTATAGAAGCTGGAAATCTTAATGCCTCTGCAAATGCTTCATTTGGTGGATCTTTATCAGTCACTGGAACTTCTGCATTTACTGGTAATGCTACATTTACTGGATTGATTAGAGCAAATGGTGGAGTTCAAGGAACTTGTAGTCTTGCATCTAAAGCAACTAATTTTGTCGGTGCTGCTAACTGCATACCATTTAATACTGGTACTGATATTACAACAACTAGCGCAAACTTAACATTCGTTAATGGTGCTACTCCAGAATTAAGAGTTGCTGGAGATATTATTGCATTCTATGGATCTTCATCAGATGATAGACTAAAAGAAAATAAAGAAAAATTAAATAATGCTTTAGATAAAGTTCTTTCATTAAGTGGATTTACTTATACTTGGAATGAAAAGGCAGTTTCTCTTGGATATGATAACTCACAAATCTGCGTGGGTGTTTCTGCTCAAGAAGTTCAAAAAGTACTTCCAGAAGCAGTTATTGAAAGAGAATTGAATGGTGAAAATGTTCTTCTTGTTAAGTATGAAAAAATTGTTCCTCTACTTATAGAAGCAATTAAAGAACTTAATGATAAGGTTGAAAGATTACAGTCTCTATTGGATAAATAACTAAAAAGTCTAGAAATGCCTAATTATAATAAGTCATTTAACTTTAGAAATGGTGTCCAGGTTGACGAGGATAACTTTTATATAAATGCAAATGGCCTGGTTGGTATTGGAACGACAATTCCAAGATATACCTTAGATTTACATGGCGATGCTTCCATATCCGGTTTAGTAACTACAAGAAGTTTAAATGTTTCTGGAGTAGCAACGTTTAATCAGATAAGTGTTGGTAATAGCATTACTTTATATGCCTCTTCTGGTATTGTAAGCGCGTTTAAGTTTTATGGTGACGGGTCAACATTAAGTAATATACCAACATCACAATGGTCTGAGGTTGATCCAACTGCAATATATAAGAGAATATATTCAACTGGCACAGTTGGTATAGGAACAACAAATCCATCTTTACCATATATTCTCACCATTGGGCAAAATCCAGATACTGTAAATCCAGCAATCATTCCATCTGGTGGTGTTGGAATTAATTCTTTCGGTTCTATAAAAGCAACTGGAATTATAACAGCTGGGCAATTTTCTGGGTCTGGTGGTGGAATCATCGACATAAATGCTACAAATATTTCTTCTGGCACATTAAGTAATGCAAGATTACCATCTCAAATAAATCTTGCAACTGGAATAGCAACTATTAGAGATGTGGTTGTTTCTTCTGGTGCTACTATTTCTGGAATTTCAACATTTACAATTCACGGATTAGTAACTAAAGGTATAACAGCACTAAATTTAAATCTTACTGGTGTTTCTACTGTATCATCAACATTCGAAATTTCTACAACAGGATTATTAAGATTTTCTGGTGCTGGGGGCATTTCGATAGATTCTAATTCTGGAACTTCGGGACAGTTTTTAATTTCCAAAGGATCTGGAGCAAGTGGTGGAGTTGCATGGTCAAATGATATTTCATTATCTGGAATAGCAACAGTTGGACTGCTAACTGCAAATAATATATGGAGTAGTGGATTTACTACAACTTCAAGCTTAAGAGTAACTGGTGATGCAACAATTGATACTTTAAATATAAGAAGAATAGTATCATCAACTCCACTAGGAACTAATGATATCACTAGAATTAATTCTGGTATTATAACAACAACCACATTAAAATCTTCATTCTCCGAAACTGGAATAACTACTTCAACTTCAGTTAATACTGCAAATCTTGACGTAAGTGAGACTGGAACTATTGCAGTTTTACACTCTGGAAATGTTAGATTAAATGTAGATTCTAATACTTTAAATACAGTTTCCGGTGATTTGAAATTAAAATCGGCAACTGGAACGGTAAATTTTGAAGAAACTAATTTAACCGTTGGGGGATCATCCATTTTAACAGGAATAACAACCTTTAATACTGGTTTACTTCCTGACGAGAATTTAGGTGCCTATATTGGATCATCAAGTAAAGCATTTAGTGAAGCTCATATTGATGACGTTAGAATAGGAACAACAGCATCTAATCAAATTGACACTAGAAGTGGAAATTTAGTTTTAGATTCAACTGGTGGAACAGTTAACGTTAAAGATGATTTGGATGTAGATTTTAGATTAATTGTTGACGGATCATCAACGTTATCGGGAATAGCAACTTTTGATACTGGCATACTTCCTGATGTAGATAATGGTGCATATATTGGATCATCAAGTAAAGCATTTAGTGAAGCTCATATTGATGACGTTAATATTGGTTTTACCTTATCAAATGAAATTAATACTAGAAATGGTAATTTAATTTTAAACTCAACTGCAGGAACTGTACAAGTTGATGATAATTTAGATGTAACTGGTCAATTAACTGTCACCCAAAGTGCATCTATTACAGGAACAACTACACTTTCCGATTCTTTACTTCCAGTTGATAGCACATCAGTTTCTATCGGATCAACAACAAATCGTTTTATTGAAGCTCATATTGATGATATTCGTTTAGGTGCAAGTGCTACTAATGAAATTGACACCAGAAGTGGAAATCTAGTTTTAGATTCAACCGGAGGGACTGTAGAAGTTGATGATAATTTAGATGTTAATCAAAGACTTAATGTTGATGGTAATGTTTATTTAAGTGGCATTACAACAGTTGCAACAAGTTTGTTACCTAACGTAAATGATTCAGTTGCAATAGGAAGCACATCAAAGGCATTTAGTGAAGCACATATTGATGAACTTCAAATTGGTCTACCAAGTGCTGTTGGAATTATTAGTACAAGGTCTGGTAATTTATCTTTAGATTCCTTCACTAGAAGAGTTACCACATCTCAAGATTTGAGTGTAGGAAGAAATATAGAAATTAGCGGAATTGCAACAGTTACAGGTAATTTGAGAACTGGTGCCAATTTAATACCAAGCACAAACATTAATTCTAGTATTGGATCTACATCACTTCGTTTTGCCGAAGCGCATATTGATGACGTTCGTCTTGGATTTAGTGGTGATAATGAAATTGACACCAGAAGTGGAAATTTAATTTTAGATTCTACAGGTGGAACAGTCGAAGTTGATGATAATTTAGATGTTAATAATGCTTTAAATGTAGATGGTAATGTTTATTTAAGTGGTATTACAACAGTTGCAACGAGCTTATTGCCAAATACAAATGCTAATGTTCCTCTAGGAAGTTCAACAAAAACTTTCAATTCGGCATATATTGATAATATTCAAATAGGTGTAAATGGTGTTAATGAAATTGATACATCAAGTGGAAATTTAATTTTAGATTCTACAGGTGGAACAGTTGAAGTTGATGATAATTTAGATGTTAATAATGCTTTAAATGTAGATGGTAATGTTTATTTAAGTGGTATTACAACTGTTGGAAATAATATTGTACCAAATTCTGCTGGCGCTTCAAATTTAGGATTATCTGGCAGAGAATTTGGTGCTGCATATATTGCAAGTTTGCAATTAGGTGTTAATGCTAATGAAATTACTACAAAATCTGGCGATTTAAACTTAAAATCTTTTACAAATTTAATTAATCTTGAAAATAATGTTATTATTTCTAATAATTTACGTGTTGCTGGATTAACCACTTTTGCACAAGTTGTAACAGCAAATAATGGTATATTACCAACTTCAGATTTAGGATCTTTTATAGGATCTGCAACTACTGCGTTTGGTAATGCACATATTGGAAACGTAAATATAGCAAGTGGAGAAAATAATACTATCTCTACAAAATCTGGAGATTTAAAATTAACTTCAAATTCTAACATAACTAGAGTTCTTAAGAAACTAATAGTTGATGAATTGAGCGAATTAACTGGTATTGCCTCTGTTGGAACTGGTATCATTCCAACTTCAGACAAATCTGGTTATCTTGGATCATCTAGCTATGCATTTGGAACCGCACACATTAATAATATTAGAATTGCAGTAGCATCAACATCAACAATAGATACTATTTCTGGAGATTTAGTTTTACAATCAAATTCTAATTATGTACAAGTTAATGATAATTTAGTTGTTGGTGGTGGATTAACGGTAACAAATAATGTTTCAGCAGGACCATTATTTGTTAATAGTTCTAATAATAGAATTGGAGTAGGAACTCTTTCCCCAGAAACTAATTTTGATGTTGTATCATCAGATGATAATGTTTCTGTTTTAATTAAGACCTCTAGTGTAAATAATTTCCCAACATTTACATTAACATCGGGTACAAGTAGTGCGAATATAATTTTTAATGAATTACAAGATAGAACTTTAAAAATTAGAAATCAAACTCCCGGACCAATTGTTTATCAATTGCACTCTGGTGCTGCTGGAGTTGGTACTGGCAATCATACCTGGAAATATAAAGATACCGATCTAATGTCACTAACTTATGGTGGTAAGTTAGGTATAGGTAGAACAAATCCATTAGAAACTTTTGAAGTTGTTGGAACTTCTACAGTAACTAGCAATTCATTTGTTGGTGGTGATTTAAAAGTTGCAGGAGATGTTACAATTGATGGTGATTTAATTGTAGATTTTGGTACAAATCTAAATTTAAATGTTGGAATTGTAACAGCATCTAGAATTATTTCAATATCATCTATTACCTCTGCCAATACTTTTGTTAATGACGTTTTATATGTAAATAATCTTTCCAACAGAACTGTTGGTAACGGAATTACATTTAATAGTCCTGTTAGATTTAATAGTAATACTAATAATTATTCAAACATTAATGTTAATAGTGGTTATAATTTAAATGTTTATGATAGTGGTAATATAGTTGTTAGTTCAAATGTTCAAGGTGCTTCAATAGGAACAGCTTCAACTATTTCAACAAATTTTGTTTCCAGTAATAGTTTTTATGGTAATCTATTTGATGGTACTCATTTAATAGTAGATTCTGCACAAGTTGGAATTATAACAGTAACTAATCTTGATGTAACTGGAGTCTCAACAGTTTCTTTTTATGATCTAACTGCAAATAGTTTAAGCATTGATTCAAATACTGGTGTTTTTATTGGTCAACCAGTAACTGAAGATGGAGTAGAAAATTTTGTTGGTATTGGAACAACTCAAAAAATAGGAGGTGTTTCTCTGTATTCTTCAGGTACTGTTTTATCTCCAAAGTTTGTTGCTGGAATAACAACAATTACTCAAAATACAAATATTGCTACTGCTGCAGTAGCAATATTAAGTGGAGACCTTCTTCTTGATGACGGTAATATTGTTATTAATAATGGAGGTAATATTTCAATTGGCAATTCTAGTCCATCCACAGAAATATGCAGCATTAATGATTCTTACGGAAAAACAATTATTGGAATTGGAACTACTTCAGCAAAAGCAGTTATAGACTTTAGCGGTGCTGGTTCTGGAATATCAACAGTTGTTACACCTGTTGGATTAGGATCACAAATGAAATTTATGATCCCACCATCTATAACTTCATCGGAAAGAGTTGGTCTTGCCACAGTTGAGGGAGCATTTATATTTAATAAATCTACCAAAAAACATCAAATGTACGATGGAACTGCATGGCATGATATGTACTAGGGGTTGACATAATCTCCAAATCCCACTAGAATACCTTTGTTAGGTTTGAAGATAAGTTATGAGATTTAGCTTAGCTATTGGTAATCCTCCATATGGTGTAGGTGGTAATCTTGCTATAAAATTCCTGAATAAGACTGCAGAGATTGCAGATGACATAAGGTTTGTGTTACCAACTTCGGTACGCAAACCTTCTTCTTTAAATAAGATTAAAGGACATCTTCACTGTGTAGTAGATGAAGATCTTGATGCATCTACATTTCCTGGTGGTATTAGTGCTGTTAAGCAATATTGGGAAGTTAGAAACACTACAAGATTTGCAATAGGAGTTGGTGAAATTCCTATGATGAGAGAACATCCTGACTTTGAGTTTCTTCCATATGAAAGAAGAGATGAAGCAGATCTATTTGTTGGTGAGTATGGATGTGGACCCAGTGGTAGAGTTAAAACAGAAAACTTCACACATTATGCAAAGGGACATCATTTTCTAAAAGTGAAAGATCCCAGCGTAATAAAAAATATGGTAGAGTTTGCTGATAAATTTAGAGAGGCAGCAACACAGTGTAATGGACGATATCATTTCGGAAAGAATGATCTAATTTCAACTTATATTAAATGTTTAAATGAAAAAGAACAAGCATAATCTAGAAGTTGGATCAAGTATTGAAAGATCCGATGAAAGAATTAAAGAGACCCAAGAAGTCTTTACTCCACAAGAACTCGTAGAAAGCATGATTGATGAAATTCCTTTGGAATTACTTCAAGATCCTACAAGCACGTTTATTGATAATTCTGCAGGATCTGGGAATTTTCTAGTGGGATTAAAGAAACGTTTGTGTCAATATCATGATGAAAAGCACGTTCTAGATCACATGCTCTATGCCGTAGAAATGATGGAAGATAATCATAAGGAGATTTGTGAGCGTCTAGGTGTATCAACAGATCATCCTCATTATGTGTGTGCTGATGCTTTGGAGTATGACTACTCATTTGGAGAACTTATCGGTATTGAAAAGTTTTTCTAATGGGACAGGGGGTTGACAGGGTGGGTGATCTGCTCTATATTGATTGGGCAAACAAATTTGATTATGATTTCTACTAAAGAACATCTTTTGATAACTCTCCGAGAGAACTTTGTTCCTGGAGTTATTTTCACACTTCAACAAGTTTATGATCTGGTTCTGAAACAAAATCGTATTCCAGAACTATATGATAATAAGAATGAAGAAGAAATTGTTCGTGCTTCAATTCAGCGTCTTGAAGCAGATGAACTTTTAAAAATGATGTGCCGAAATTCTATGGATCTGCAAGGTACATATTGTCTTGTTGAAACAAAAGGGGCGATCAATCCAAATCAAAATATCTTTGATTTGGAAGAGTTAGAGAAGCATGGGCGATACTATGAGAAATCTCCTGGAATTACCTTCGAAAAGTGGGCAATTCTTCATAAAGATGAAGTAATGTCTCATAGTGTTGCTCGAAAACTTGGCATCGAATGTCAAACTCGTGTTGGGCAGGCACTTTTCCAGCAAACTATTGACCAAATTACGGAAGAAGTTGCTGATGGTGAGTATGACTATCGCTGCTATCAACCTGCGGTATCGGTTCTTCCCGAACCAATTCATTATGTTGATGAAGATGGTTCCGAATTCACTTTTAAGTATATCGTTCGTGACGGCAACAATCGGTTTGAATTGCCTTGGAAATATTTTCCATGTGCTATCATTTTTGGTGAGGATGAATATTCTCTTCTTCAATACGGTGCAATCGCTAATGCCCCCAACAGAGAAAAGAAGAATGATTGCACAGAGCATGATGTGAAGTACATGATTCAAAAAGGTTTTCAATATGGAAAAATTGCAAAAGATATTGAAGTTGTAATTGACGTTTTGAAAACTCGTTATAAAGAAGTTCGCAAAAACAATCGAAGGATTTTTGCTGCTGAAATTCTTGGTGAAGAAGGTGTTAAAGTATCTATTGAACCATATGATATTTCTAAAGCACAAAAAACCTTGAAAGATGTTTTTGGTATAAATGGTGTTTGTGGTGAGCGTATTAGTTCTATGAACGAAACTCAAACTACCTTTGCAGTTGGTTGGGGACGTAAACCAGATCACTACCGTAAGTGGTATTTCATTTTTGAAAAGCAACTTGAGTATCCTGATAATAACTATACTGCTTACTCCTTCCTGGAACAGGGTCAGGGAGTTAGTACTCCTCCTACAGAAAACAACATCGATGAACTTCGAGTTTTAATGGAAGGTGAGCGTAAGCGTATGCTCAAACACTATCGCCGTGTTCTCAAAGCACATGATGAAGGAACTTTGAAACCAATTGATTTCAAGTGGTTGCCACAAGCAAACTTAATTGAACAGCATAACGAATTTCAATAATAGACCAATTTGATAACTGGCACATGGGGTTCCTGCGGGGACCCCTTTCTGCTATAATAGTCCCATACGCAACGGAGATCTTGTTCCAACTTCGCCCCCATCAACAAATTGCTCTTGATGCTCTTCGGCAGGTTGCCAAGGGCATCTGTGTTTTCCCTACTGGCGGTGGTAAAACCAACGTTGGTATTTTTGATGCGATTGAGCAGTTCCTTTCTGATACTGCTCAAACCATCGTAGTGGTTGCTCCTCGCATTCTTTTGGCAGAGCAACTGTCTTCCGAGTACCTTGAGTTCATCACCAATGCTCATGTGATGCACGTTCATACAGGTGAAACTCATCACTTCCGCAGCACTCGCCCTAACATTATCCGTACCTGGTGTGAGCAAGTGGAAGGTCACAAACTGATCTTTACCACTTACAACTCTCTGCAGCAACTGCAACGTGCAGGCATTGCCGTGGACACCATTTACTTTGACGAGGCACACAACTCTGTCAAGCGTAATTTCTTCCCTGCCACAGAATACTTTGCTTCAGAAGCAAAGCGTTGCTATTTCTTTACTGCAACTCCCAAGTATTCTTCTGTGGTTGGCAAACCTGGCATGAACGATACTGATGTTTATGGTCAGATCATTGCCAAGGTTCCTGCTCCTGATCTTGTGCAGGGTGGTTACATTATTCCTCCCAAGGTTATGATGAAGGAGATGCGCCTCTCCATCAAGGGTGAGGATATTGCTCAACGTGATTGTGAGTATCTTCTGCAAACGATCGCAGATCATCCCGTCAACAAGATCCTGATCTGTGCCAAGGCAACCAAGAACATTGTGGGTTTGCTTTCTGAAACTAATTTTGCAGATCAACTTGCAGAACAGGGTTACTCTGTGATGCACATTACTTCCAAGCACGGTGCTTTTATTGATGGTAAGATCGTAAACCGTGAGGTGTTCTTCGACACTCTCAACCAGTGGGGCAAGGATGCCGACAAGAAGTTTGTGGTTCTGCATCACAGCATTCTGGCAGAAGGCATCAACATCTCTGCTCTGGAGGCAGTTGTGTTCATGCGTTCTATGGATGTTGTGGGCATCGGACAAACGGTTGGACGTACTCTGCGCCTACACCCCCAGGATGCTGCTAACATCCGCTCTGGTGCCCTCCAGGCAGGCAATCTGGAGGCATATGCCAAATCCTATGGACTGGTGATCTGCCCCACCTTTGACAAGGCATCTGCGAACACCGCACGTGCCGTACAGAACGTGGTGGACACCATCTTTGTAAACGGTGATGTTGCCGTTAGTACTATTCGACGCTGATAATTTATGAATAATGTTCAAAACGAAACTCTCCTGGATCCTACTCCAGGAGATCCGAATGGGTTTGTAAGTAAGGATGGGGAATGGGCAGCAATTCCCTGGGGAAAGAAGTTCATTATTGTTTATAAGGGGCAGCAAGTTCACACTTGCAACAACTATAAGACCGCAAAAAGGTACATTCAAAAGGCCGCAAAAGGCGCATCAGTTTCAACTTTGGATGAATTTCTATGACTCAACTATTCACTTGTACTTCTGCAGATCCTTATGATAGGCACACCTATGAAGTTGTGCTGAAAAATGGTAAAAATCAATTTTTTGAGCACTGGGAGGACGTTCAGAGGTATTGGTTCCAAAACAATCAGATTCCAGATTTTTTGGATCTTGTAATCGTAAAAGACAAAAAGAAAAGTAAAGAAAAAGTAAAGGGTGGTGGATTTGCCCAATAAATAATTTGAACACAGGAGAAACTTATGTTTACTCTGTTTCTCACAACAATTTTAACGTGTTCTGATATTGTGATGATTGCTAATAGGTTGGTGAATGTTAAATTATTAACTTCCCGTCAAAAATCAGAAATTCTTTGGGAACTTAAAAAAGTAGTTCCTTCTTGCCCTTTAATTATTAAATCAAATGACCGAAAATGAAACACAAGAACAAAAATGGAATCGTGGTCTGGATTTGTTTGTAGAAAGCGTTCACAAACCAGATTCTGAACTTCGCCAATGTGCTCATAATCAGAAATGTTATAATGAACTCATGGAAGTTCGTGAACATGTGCTAGAATATCTTAAAACTATCAGACGATGAGTTCTAATTACATCTACTTTATTATATTTTTTTGTATTGCTTATTTGATCATTACAGATCAATCAGTTGCAAAAGGGTTTTATTTGTTAACTCAACTTGCAAGAATTCAATATGAAAAAATAAAATGGTGGACACTTCATAATCCAGCAAATCCAATTGTAAAGTATTTTATGTGGAGAAGATCTTATAAACTTGCAGAAGAATTGCAAAAAGAATTTGAAAAAAACGCTAAATCTAAATGAGTTTATAAAATTTTAAAAATATGAAAGAAGTATATTTTGATAAAGAAAAAAAATTACTTGATGATGAAAGTAATTTTTGCAATTTAGTTGCTGAAAAATATCTGAATAAAGAAATAATTATAAAACCGATGTTTTCTGTCCCCCTTTTGCATATAAAAATGTCAAATTGGGAAATTAAAAAGAAAAAATTATTAGAGTTGTTTGATGAAAGTAAAGAATGGTTAGTCAATAGAGATAGCGTCTTTACAACTTATGAACTTGAGAGGCACAGAAAAAATAAAAGTCAAGAGCAAATTTTACAAAGACAGGAATGGGAAAAACAATTTGCAAATATTATAGATCAAATCTTTTACGAAGAGAGAAAAATAATATATGAATGTTTTGGTAATCCTGAAAATTTTCCAAATAAAATGGCTGAAATTAATTATGCATGGTTTCAAGAACAAAAAAAAGGAATGTTTCATGCACCCCACACACATGGAAATGCACCAAGTAGTTTAGGATCAGTTTGTTTTATAGAATTTGATGAAAGAGTACATACACCTACAGAATTTATTTGCCCATTTCTCAATAATTTGGAATATAATCGTAAAGAAGTATATGTTGAAAAAAACATTTCTTCGGGTTCTTTAATAGTATTCCCTTCAAATATATTTCACTATACTCTTCCAAGTCAAGATGAAAAGAGTAGAATAATTGTATCTTTGAACATGACGGTATAATATCTAAATAACACTACATCTGGTAACATGTATGCTCTCTACGCAATATCGTCTTCGCCTTGAATTTATTTGTGACAGGATAGTCAATGGTGGGGAAGTAACTCTGGAAGATATGATCTGGGCAGAAAAACTTGCAAAAGCAAATCGTTCTGCCGCAACTATTCTCCGTCAAGCAAGAAGGAAGGCAGAAAATCCTGATATGCAAGAAGGAGATATGGATGATTTTCTTAATCAATTAGACATTGGTGGTTTAGGAAATGAAAGATTTGGCAAGAGAGGTTTTGATAATGTAGATGAGATTGTTGATTGGTTTAAGAGGGATGATGATGAAACTGATTGGCGCCAAAGGGATTGACAAAAGACTTTGAACACCCTATAATACACCCATATACACCCATTATCATGAACTACAAACCCTACTCATTAGAATGGAGTAGACGGCGATATCTTGCCGAAGCAATTCAACAATACTTTGATACTGATGCATCTCTAGATGTTGTATTGGATGATATTGTAAGTGTTCTTGAAGAAAACATAGAACATCACAAGAGTCGTGCAGAACGTTTTCAAGAAGTTTTAGATGGTTTGAAATCTTTACCCTATTAATCATGACTGAAAAGAAACCTAACGAATTTGGTAAAGCACTCCAAGAGTGGTGGGACTCTGATACCTGCAAGCAACTTCAAAAAGATAATGAAGAAGCAAAGCAACGGGCAGTAGGAAAGTATTTTATGCTTTCCGAAGAAGATAAAGTTGATATGGTACAAGCAATCTGCTATATTATGTGTAAGGAAGAAGAAGGAGGAACAAGTCACCGTGGACTTCAAGACGCTCTAGGCATTTATCCTGTTGGTTTCTGGGTAGATCATCTAATGGATGTCCATAATGCTCTGTGGTCTTATTATCATGACCAGAAAAAAGAACAAGATCTTAAAGATGATCTTGAGTCTTTGGAAAAATTTATAGATAAAGGTGTAGAGCCTGACTAACAAGATGGACTACTTAAGAATTCAACCTGGAAAAGCAGTTTTAGTATTAAATTCTAGTTACGAACCACTCAACATCACAAGTTGGAAAAGAGCAATAGTTTTACTTCTTAAAGAAAAAGCACAAGTTCTTTCTGATAGGGTAATTCGCCTTCTTGATTACGTAAAAGTTCCTCTTTCAAAGATTATGTCTCATAAACCATCCAGAGCGATGATTTACAAGAGAGATAAAAATAGTTGTCAATACTGTGGATCAACAAGAAATTTAACAATTGATCATGTTGTACCAAGATGTCGTGGTGGTGATGATAGTTGGGAAAATCTTGTAGTTGCATGTAGTCCTTGTAACACCAGAAAAGGAAATTCCTTTCTAGAACACACTGGTATGCGATTGTTAAAGCGACCAAGAGCACCATTTAATAAAATGCAATTCATTCTTGACAATTCCAATATTCAAGAATGGTTGGAGTATAGTTTTTAATTAATAAAATGACAGAAAGATCACAAGCATTCATGAATGCGATTTGGGAAGCACGTAATAATGGTGCCGATACTGAAGAGAAACTTGTTTCTACAATTCTTAAACTTGCAGCAGAAACTGCAGTATGGTATAACGCACAAAATAATATGGTTGTTTTAGATAAAAATGACATACTACAACTCGCAGAGGAACTAAATGGATCTAATTAATTTTAAGCATCGTAAAACTTTAATTAAATACAATCACCGTTATGATTATGGGCACGATTGGTATTTTCAAATTCTAAATATCAAGCGTTGGAGTTTGCTTCAAATTTCTGTGAGTTGGAATGACTATGCTTCTTGGCCGTATCTACAAATTAAGTCAGGAAGTGGTGATGTTTTGAGTATTATTTTCTGGGTTTATAAGTTTGGATTTGATATTGATTTTATGGGTAGAACTTGGAATTGGGATTATTTGGATAAAATAGATGAAGAAGGGGAAGATAATGAAGGAATTTCCTGATAAACTTAATTTGGATATAATGTGGACGGTTGCCACATCGACCAGTATTGAAACTGGCACAAGACCCCAATACGGGTTTGCTAAACTACTGTATGATTACCTTGCAGACAACGATCCCTATGGACTCTGTGATGACTTTAAAAGAAAAGAAAGCACTTCTAAAGAAGCTTGAAACTGCCTACAACACTTGTTTTGATTGTGGGAAGAAGTACGGAGTTTATTCCGTAGGATGCTCCTCTGTTTATGAGTCAAAGTGTGGTGTATGTGGTGAAATCAAACCCATTACAGAGACTCGTGACTTTGCCTATTTTGTAACTGGTATTCGTAAACTCAAACTGGAAATTCAAAATGAAACCAAACTTCCGTAAAGTTCTTGAAATGGCACTGGAAGAAGGTGTGCGTTATGGGTACAATCGTGCTCATAAACACGTAGAAAATCCACACGAAGATGCTGTGGTTGATTGTGTGGTTGAAGGTGCGATGAATTCTCTGTACGAATGGTTTATTTTTGAGGAGGAAATTTCTGAATGAGTTTTTCTAAAACTGTTTCTGTCTTTGCTGCCCTTGCCAGTATCTTTGCTGCTGGTGCTGCTGGTTGGAAATTAGCAAATGAAAATCAAACAAAACCAGCAGACGAAGTAAATCAAACATATGAACAGCATATCACTGATCTGCAGCAAAAGATTGCTGATCTAGAAAAGCAGACGGTGAATGTAAATCCTTCTCATGCTGTGCCACTTCCCCAACAGACCCCTCCCCCTCAAGTGGCACCTAAACCTGCTATACTACCTCCAGTAACACCTCCACCCCCAGTTCCTGAAAATGTCACTCCTTGATACTTTAGAATATTTTATTGATGATACCCAGGCACATCTTTCTGATATTGAATGGGAGATCCGCGAAGAAACCAACTATGATGATGATGGGCACGAAGAACGAATGGAACAATTCTGTGAGGAATATGATGACCACAAAGAACGATTAGAAGATCTTAAAACCATCAAATCTATTATTGAGGCACAACAATGACTTACGATCAACTCTACGAGCACATTGTCAACTACATTGCTCAACCACTGGATGATAAGATTAAAGCATGTCTAATCCTTGGTGCTGTGATGGAATTTAACCTTGATTGTCTTGAGGAAGGTTTAGATCCACGCACACTTGATATGACTGGTTTTGTGAATGAGAAACTTGATGAATTGGAGGCAGTAAAATGAGCGGCGGACATTTTGGTTATTGTGGATACGATTACTACAAGGTGGCACAGTTTGCTGATGAGTTGGAAGAAGAAATCCAAAACAACGGTAAAGGCAAATATGAAGATAGAACTTATGGTCAGGAATGGTATCCAGATCACGAACCAGAAGTGATTGAGTATCTGAAAGAACAACTTCCCAAGATGCGTAAGATGGCAGAGATCATGAGACATATTGACTATTTGTATAGTGGCGATCACGGTGATGACAGTTTCATGGAGCGTGTGAAGGAAGTAGAAGAGGAATACAAGGACACTTGAATAACTGGCACAGGGCATCTTCACAGGTGCCCTTTTTGCCGTATAATAACTTCAGTTCAAACAAACCGATGACCACCATCACTCAAGAGCACTGGGACACACTCTATACCAAACTCTATGAGGCATATGAAGAGTGCAGCAAAAACTATGATGAGACTTACCGTCAAATGATCGGTCAAGTTCTGGATCACATGATCTACAACAAACCTTATCTGAACATCAAATGATCAGAACAATTCTCAATCAGTTTCCAGTTAAGTATGGATCTTATACTGCTGAAGGTAACAAGATCCGCCGAACATTCTCCAACGGTTTCAGTTACATCGTAGAAGAATTTAACTCACCAGAAGAAGCACAACGTATCGTCAGTGACCTCAACTATCTTACAGGCAAATGACTGAAACCAAAACCTATCCTTACCTCAAATACATTCCACATCTTGTTGCAATTCGGTTGATTGTGCTTACTCCCTTTGCGATTGCACAAGCAACGGCAGAGTTTATTTCTAACTCTCTGGACAAAGTGTGTCATAAGATTGATAAATTTCTTCCATCACCTTATGTTGAAAAGCAAGTAGAATGGGATCAGTTGCCCAAACGAAATCAAGAAGCGATTGAGTATCTTGCAAAAAAGCGTGATACTACCAAAGAACGAATTCTCATTCAAACTGTGAAACCATGACTAAATCATTACCACAAAAAACACACGCAGAGACACTAATCAAGGTCACGGAAGAATACACTCTACGACCCAAAACAGGTGATCGTGCTCGTGTATGTATTGCTACTCTTCAGTATCTACTGGACAACTTTGCTTACAATGTTGAGTATGATGCGGATGGTTGGGGTGGTTCTGTTAAATGTGTAGAAACTGAAGACATTGAACATCTTATTTACCAACTTCAAAAACTGAAATGAATTACCTCTGCCTGCTTGATGGTGTTGTAGAATACGCCAGCACAGACCTCAACGACTTCAACCATTATCGTATGGTGTATTACGAAGACCACAAAGATGCTGAAAATGTAGAGTATCTTGTGCTGACTGATGAGGCATACAACAAAATGTTCCCTTGTGAGGATGAAGAATGAGGTTCCGTGATATTGAGTTCCGTTGGAGTAAAGTCAACAACAAGTATGAACTCGTCAGGTGGTATCAATCTAATGGTTCAGGAAAAGAGAACTGCTATGTGATTGCATTCTTTGATAAAGACAAAGAGTGTTATAATATGAGAACCATAGGTGATCGGTTCTTTGAGGATAAAGATGCGTGGGTTGTTGGTAAGTATGGTCTGGAGTTTCTAAATGAAATCTTTGAGATTGAAAGGATTGAAGAGGAACTAAAATGATTGAAATCACATTCACAAGAGAAGAACTTCGTCATCTTTATGATGTTCTTCTTAGAAATCATCTTCAAGTCAAACAATCAGTAATTGATAAGATTGATAAAGAAGTTATTGCTGATGAGATCTTTGAACTCCTTGGTGATCTTGAGTGTTTGGATCCTACTCTTGATGAGGAATGGCAGAACAAACTGTGGTATGATGACCCAGAAGATGAGTACACAATTGCTGTAAAGAGAGATCCTAAAATGTGGAACCGTAACACGATTGCTGAACTCAAAACTCTTATCGGTAAATTGGAGGCAAATGACTGACACCTGGAAGAAGTGGAACATCTATACTTCTATCCATCTCTTTGAGTATTGTGTGTATTCTTGGAGAAATCATATGTGGAACCATCTTGATGGGTATCCTAATGAAACCAGAATGAGAAACTTGTTCTGGCACTATCTAAACTACGGAAACACAAACACTTATTATGACTAACGAAGAACTCCCAGTATCAAACGAATTCATCACATTTGTAAGAATTCAACTTGACCACGAACAAAAGCAACAACTCAATCGTTTCCTAAATCTCCATTATCTTGGTGATGTGAATTGTAACGAGTATGATGAGAACTTCAAACTTGTTGCCAAATACCCGGAGAAAGAAACAGAAGAGTTCAAAAATGCTATGTGGAGAGCAAATATGGTTCACGATTATCAAGTCAAAGTTGTGTATGATGTAAATGGTAAATGTAAATTGGAGTTGCTATGAAACCTTATC